GGTGTTGATAATAATGTTAAATTAACTACAGATCTTAATATGTATGAATTCCCTGAAGTAATGGGAACATATGTTGATGTAATTAATAATGCATTTAATGAAATCCTCTCAGAAGAGTTTTTAGGTCAACTTCCTTATCAAGAAGAATTTGGAAAAGGTGAATTATTTTATAATACTACTTTTTACGAATTAATGCAAATCCAAAAGTATGATAAAAACAAGGGTCATTATAATGGATGGCATGCCGAAACCGGAACATTTGAAATGTCACGTAGGTTGTTTGTATTTATTTTATACCTAAATGATGTTGAAGAAGGTGGAGAAACCGAAATGTTATATACAGGATTAAAAGTAAAACCTAAAAAAGGTCAATTATTAATTCACCCTGCGTCATTCCCATTTGTCCATAAAGGCCACACTCCCTTATCAGATAACAAGTATATTGTAACTACTTGGTTATCTTACGCTCCTCAATAATATTTATAACATATAACAATCATTAATTAACATGAAAAAAATTATTAACTGGTTAAAAAGCCTATTTTCACCCAAGGAATTAGTAAGTGAAAAAATTGTAAAGAAAACTCCAAAGACTAAAAAAGGAAGTGGCTCTTCAAAATCAACTTTTACTAAAAGTGGAAATTCTAAGGCAGCAGTTTCTACTCCTAAAAAAAGAAAACCGCGAACTAGTGGCATGTCTAAGGGAGCAATTAAAAAGTAAATTTAACTCCCACCTTAGGGGAATTTTATATAGACAGGAGCGCATTAGCGCTCCTTTTTTTATATTTATAATCATTAAAGAATTATAAATCATTTATGAATAAGTTCGCAAAAATATGTTTAGGCATAGCAGGTTCTATTATATTCATCTTTTTTATAGTACAAACTTGTATTATATTTAGATGGCTTGAACCTTCTTATCTTTTAGCCGAATTTGGATATGGTTGTATAATTCTATTTATACCACCATTTTCTTATGTCATATATAATTTCATCAAAAGTACAAAACTCAAAGAAAAGAATATTGATTTACAATTAGCAGCAATTGATAAATCAAACTTAGTTGTAATGTTGGATATGGATGGATATATAATAGAATCCAATTCAAAGTTTCGTAATACGTTTAAGTTTACCGAAAAGGAATTAAAACATAAGGCACATAAGAATATGGTTCCAAAGCAATATGGGGAAAGTTTGGAATATAGAGAGTTTTGGCAGAGATTAAAAAGAGGAGAAAATATAAGTGGTGAATTTGAACGAATAGCAAAGGATGGAACATCTCGTTGGTTATTTGGTAACTATACTCCTATTAAGGGTATAAAGGGTGGTTACGATAAAGTTCTAAAGATAGCAACCGATACAACATTACAACACCTAGCAGAAGTAGAAGTTAATCAGAAAAACTCTTACTTAGAACACGCTGCAAAGATTCTCCGACATGATATGCATAGTGGTATCAACACATATATGCCAAGAGGATTATCATCACTACAAAGAAGATTATCTGAAGAAAAAATTAAACAATTAAAAATTGATGCTCCACTAAGGATGTTAGCAGAAGGATTGAAACACACACAAAAGGTTTACGCTGGTGTTAAAGAATTTACAAACTTAGTTAAAGAAGATGCACAATTAGATATGAAGGAATGTAACTTATCAGAAATACTGAGAAATTACTTATCCTCTACATCTTATGTTTCACAAGTTAAAATAGAGAGGTTACCATTTACTGAAGTAAACGAACCACTCTTTTGTACAGCAATAGATAACTTAATCAGAAATGGATTAAAGTATAATGATAGTAGTACAAAGATGGTTAAAATTTATATGGAAAATGATTCTACAATTTGTGTGGAAGATAATGGTAGAGGTATTACTAATGAAGAGTTCATTACGTTATCTAAACCATATACAAGAAAAGAAGGACAAAAAGAAGGAGGTTCAGGATTGGGATTAAACATTTGTATCGCAATTTTGAAAGAACATGGTTTTAAGATAACTGCAGAGAAGTTAGACTCTGGTACAAAATTAAAAATTAAATTAAAATGAACACAATGATTAACTCAATCTTGTTAGTGGATGATGAGGACTTATTCCACTTGGTATTTGAAGATGCTTGTAGTATCTTGGATATCACTCTATCTTTAGAGGCACTAAATTCATCTGATGAAGCAGATGAAAAATTCAAACAATGGTTTCCTGAAAACCCTGCAGATGAAAGACCCGAATGTGTATTCGTAGATTTGAATATTATCGGTTCTTCATATGATGGTATTGAACTTATTCGTAAAATCAATTTTGAATATGGTAACGGATGTGTAATTGGTATCATCTCATCATCAGATGATAATCAAGAAATTGTAAAAGCAAAATCGGCAGGTGCACAATTTTGGATTATTAAATCGGATGATATTGAACCTCGATTAGAAGAATTCAGAAAAGATTATGAAGGATATCTAAACCGAACCGCTCCATTCAAAATTTATAAATAAGTTTTACAATGATTGAGGTTACGAAACATACCAGAGATATCCTATTAGGTGTTGTTAAGAAAAAGAAAGTTTATGTTGAAGGAAATTTCCTTAAACTCTTAAAAGCACCCGATGGGGATACCGAGTTTGAGGAATACCTTAAATTATGTAAAGAAAAGGATTCTACTGCTCGTAGAAAAAGATTACAAGTTACCAAACAAGTTCAAAAACAAAACAAAGAGTTAGTTGCTAAACAAGAAGAAAATGATGCTTTGATGGAAGAACTCAAAGTAGCATTGGAAGAAGCAAACCAACTGAAAGAAGAAGCCGAAGAAGGAAAGGATAAAGCATTAGAAGATTTGGAACTAATGCAAAAGAAAACACAATTTGAGTTAATCAGTACAATTGTAAAAGTTGCACTTTATGTAATTGTTGGTGTTGGTGTTCTTACAACTGTTATGTATGGTTTAGCATTAATTTCTGGTACTGATACACAAATCATAGGTTCTACTTGGAGTAATATGTTCGGTATTCTCTTAACTAACGCATTCTCAATCGTTGGTACGATTATGGGTGTAAAGTACGCAACTGAAAAAGAATAAAGATGAGTTCTCAAATCATAGATAAAGTTAGTGTGGAAACTTACTATGATGTATTATCCATACCATTTGATAGAGAAGTATCAGAACCACATCATATCAGTTCTATCGTAGATTTTAATACCCTACGAGAAGATACACAAAACTTTTTATTAAAACTACCCATCGTTCAGTTCACAGGTAATTTTAAGGCAGGTGGTTTGGATTCTAAACAACGATTGTATCTAATGAGTAGTATGAATGATATCTTCTTCGTAGACACTCTTAAAACGAATTATGCTAAGTGTGTAACCAAACTTATTAATGTTCCCGATTTAAGTGATAGGGAAGTTATTGAAAGAACCGATGAACATAGGAGTATTAAACGAGTTAGAAAATCCGAAAGTTATGAGGTTACTTATAATGAGGTAGACTATGTAATTGAAATTACCGAAGAAGGTACAGGAACATTTACCAGTATTATGTATGGTGATAACTTTGTAATGGATTATATGTTGGAAAAGGATATTCTTGAGTACTTCTATAAGAACAAATAAAACCCACTTTTTTGTTTATTGATATTTATATATTGAACACAATATTGATAAACTAATTATGGCAACAGATTTCGAATTATTCCCAGGAAAAAACCTTAGTGGGTTGTTTGAGGATATCTACAACAATCAAATAAATAAAAAGAAACACATTTCAGAAGTAATTTTTGAAATCAGAAAAATGATTAGGCATAATGGTGATATGGGAATCTTAGGTCCAGTCATCAAAGACTTAATTGATACATCAGTTCGTAACGATGACCAGTTGGTTAAGTTAGCAACTATCGCACAAAGAATTATTGCATCCAATCAAAAATCAGAAGGAGATACTGGATATCTTACGGATGCCGAAAGAGAACAATTACTTTCAGAGATTGAACAAGTTCAAGATGAAGTTGCAAAAATCGATGATATTCAAAATGAAATAGAGGAAGTAAAACAAAAAATAGAAAGTTAAGATGGGGTTAGCAGCTGGAAGAATATCAACATCTAATACACTATCAACCAATATAACTCCTAAACCAGTTTCTAATCAAGGTGTGGTTTATAAAGTTATATTAGAAGAAACGGATGAACTACTAAGGTCTAAACATATACAAGGAACTTTTGCTATCGGAGCAGTTCAATTTAGATTACTTACTGATAAAACAACACCCGATGCACTACTTCCAATCGCATATCCTGTAAATAAAAATGTTAATACTGTTCCTACACGAAACGAGCAGGTTTTTATTTACGAAAATTCTGGAGATTACTATTATACAAGACTTGCTGATGAAGCAACTCCACTTGTAAATGCAATACCAAATTTAATTAGTACAAAATTTCCCTCTGGTGATTCTAAGGGTACTTCAAATTCTAAAAATTATAGTAACGTTCAAAAGACAAAAATCCCAAGAGCATCTGGAACTAATAATCAAACTTCTTATGATGGTTATGGTGATTATTTTACCACTTTACCAAAAGGGAGTATAATACACAAACTAAGATTGTATGAAGGAGATAGTTTAATGGAATCTCGTTTTGGTCAATCAATTAGACTCAGTGGATTTAATAATTCCAAGAATACATTTTCTCCGAGTATTATAATTAGAAATGGTGAAAACCCAGAATCTCTTAAAAAAGCAGTTTCAAGTTCTACTGAAGAAGATATCAATACTGATGGTAGTATAATTGCATTAAGTAGTGGAGAAAAAAAGTTAAATTACACATTACCAACTACCAACGTATTTGAATCATTTTACGATTACCCATCTGAGTTGATAGGAAATCAAATATTATTAAATTCGGATAGAGTTATACTTTCAGCAAAAACCGAAGATATGATTATTGTTGGAAAAAGAAACATTGGAATGATAACCGATGGGAAACTTTCTTTAGACGCAACTAATGGTATTAATATAACCACAGATAACAACATATTCGTTGATACCAAAGATAGAGTATTTAGTATTGACATTGGTAATGGTAAAATTAATTTAGGAACTGATGGTGAATTAGATTTTGCATTAAAGGGAAATGTTCTATTGGATATTCTTAGGGAGTTTATGGAAATAGTAGGTCAACAAATAATGATTACTCCCGCAGGACAAACTGCACCTGGTGCAACTAATAAAACACGATTAAATTCACTAATTCTAGAATTAAACAACGCACTAAGTAAGACAGTACAATTAAAATAGTATGGCAATAAACGATGACTTAAAGGGAAGATTGGGTTCAGTAAGAGAAACCACTGGTGGTATTACTGATGCTGCTACTGGTGCAGCAGGTAATGTAATTAGTGATATATCTGGTGTAACAGGACAAGTTGGTGATGTTGTAAGTTCAATACCCACCACACTACCTGAGGTTCCTGAGTTACCTAAAATACAAAAACCTAAGTTACCAAAGTTACCTAAAATACCTTTACCTAGTTTTCCTAAACGAAGAAAACAAAAGGTGGAAACTCCACCCGAAAATCCTAAAAAGAAAAAGGGGTTACCAAAACCACCAACCCCACCTAACTTACCACCAATACCGGAGATTCCGAGTATACCAAATATTCCAGATTTACCTCCAATACCTGAAGTACCAAACCCAACAGATTTAATAAATTAAAAAAAATGTCTTGGTCTTTATTCACACGGAATGTACTACGAAAAACTAATCCAAACAGAAACCCCTCATTGGATATAAATGAGGTTGCAACTGTTTGGGCAACTGAATATGATGCCGCAGTAAAACGAGGAAAGGATTTTATTAATTTAGAATCAATTCAAACAGGTAATTTAGAAATAATGAAAACTCTTTTTAGAGCAGCATTGTTAAAGGGAGTAACCTCTCCACCTGGTGCCCCGTTTTCTTTGGTAAACGAATTTGGTAATGGGGTCAAAGCATATTGGTCAGGAGCACAAATGAGACCATTCCCAATACCACTAATACCTGCTCCAGGTTCGATACAAAATTTACAAGTAAACTCTAATATCGTAACATCACCAGGTGTTTGGCCTATATATCCACCAATTAAACCTGCTAGTAAACAAATTATAATGGTTAATATGTTTGTATTAGCAGCAATTGTACACTTGTTTTCAATTAGTGGAATTATACAAACAACATCATTATACCCATCAGTACCATCACCAATACCATCACCTGGTGTTATAGTGTGGAGTGGGTATATAGTACCACCATCTATTCCTATTCCAAATATAAACTTTCCATCTCAAGATGGAAGTGAACCACCTGTAATCCAACAATCGGATAGTGATGTTGTTTCTGAATTGAATCAATTATCAAATACACAAACTGAATATGTAGAAGATGATAGTGTAACCGATTTACTCAGTGGAGATACCTCATTACAAAATGTAGTAAAAGCATCACTACCAGATGATGAACTTTATGCATTTAATGTAGACCAGTACATCAATGACTTTAGAAGACAACTAATAGCAGAAGATGTACATTGTGATTAAAAACGAAAAAACCTAAAACAAATATTTATATAGAAAGGAAAACATTTTATACGATGGATACTGATAAATTAGTTAAAGCAATACAAATTATAGTTAAGGAAGAAATCAAAACGATTATTCCTAAACTGGTTAAGGAAGGTGTAAAGAAAGAAATGGCAAAGTTGTTAAAAGAAAACAAACAACTTAAACAAGCAATTTCAACACCAAAACAACCAACATTTATGGAAGAGGAAGTTTCAGAACAACCAATTCATACAAATAAAAAGTTAAGCAACAATCCTGTATTGAATGAAGTGTTACAACAAACAAAACCATTTAGTACTTCAGACGCACAAACATATACTGGTGCACCAACTGAAGTATCATCTGGTACAATGAAGTTTGACACATCATCAACACACACATTAGGTGCTCAAAGTATAGCACAAAAAATGGGATATGGGGATATGCAACCAGGAGGACCTAAAAAGCAAGGTTTAGGAGTTACAACTGGATTAGCAGGTTTGGATAGAGTTTTGAATAGAGATAATTCAGAACTTATTAAAGCAATGGAAAAAAAGAAAGGTCCATGGAGACCAGGAATGTAATATATCATGGCAATAGAGTTAGGTTCAAAAATAGTAAAAGATACTAAAGAGTATAGTAATTATGCTATTGGTATATCATTACCAATACAAATTGGTAATACTGCTTTTCAACAAACCTTTACAACATTTGAGCAAGTTAAATCTAATATAAAAAATTTACTTCTTACTAAACGAGGTGAACGAATTATGCAACCTCAATTTGGAAGTGGACTGCAAGAATTATTATTTGAACAAAATGTAGATGACTTAGAAGAAAAGATACAATCAACAATAGAAGATAGTATTTCTCAATGGTTACCATTTGTTAATATAGATGAAATAGACATTGAACAAACGGATGAACTTAAAGATAGTAATAAAGTAAATGTTTCAATAAAATTTAGAGTAGGAAACTCAATAGATTTGAATGAAGTAACATTCACTACACAGGGGTAATAATTATGGCAATAACAAAATCAACAAAAAACTTTAAGAATAGGGGTAAAGATATTAAGTATCTTAATAAAGATTTTGCTCAATTTAGAGGAAATCTAATTGAGTTTGCTAAAACTTATTTCCCAACTACCTATTCTGACTTTAATGAATCATCACCAGGTATGATGTTCATAGAAATGGCATCTTATATTGGTGACTCACTATCTTACTACATTGATGATACACTGAAAGAATCATTAATGGTTCACGCAGAAGATATTGAAAATGTAATATCACTTTCACAATATTTAGGATACAAACCAAAAGTAACATCTCCTTCGGTAACAACTCTTTCTGTTTATCAATTAGTTCCATCTATTGGAACTGGTGTGGATAACACAGTGGATTCAAATTATTTACTAAAAATAAAAGAAGGAATGCAGGTTAGAGATGAAAATGAAAATAATTTTATAACACAAGATGTTGTGGATTTTTCAGACCCATCGGATAGAGAAGTAACAATTTATTCTACTGACAATACGACTGGTGAAGTTTCTTTTTATTTAGTTAAAAAATATGTTGAAGCAATTTCCGCAGAAGTAAGAACAGCAGAATTTTCGTTTGGTGGATATTCTCCATTTAGAACAATAGAAATTTCTGATACAGATGTAATTGACATATATGATGTTAGAGATTCTAATGGAAATAAATGGTATGAAGTTCCTTACCTTGGACAAGAAATGATATTTACCGATTATCCAAATACAGAAAACAATGACCCTGACTTATATCAATTCAAAACAACTGTACCTTATGTCTTAACTACATTGAAGACACCAAAACGATTTGTTAAAAAAATAAATGGTGATAGTACAACAACAATTCAGTTTGGTAGTGGTGACCCATCAGCAAGTGATGAAACATTAATACCAACCTTAAAAAATGTTGGATTAGGATTACCCAATTCTATTTCTAAATTAGAAGCATCATTTGATTCAACTAACTTCTTAAAAACTAAAACATATGGAACATCACCATCTAATACAACTATTACCGTAAAGTATTTAGTTGGAGGGGGTGTAGAGTCAAATGTTAAAAAAGGAGTACTAACAAACATTTCTTCGGTTGAGTTTGAAGAAGATACTCAATTATTTAGTCCTGTTGAATTGTCAATTTATAATAGTGCAAAAACTTCTATCGCAGTTGATAATGAAATTCCTGGTAGTGGTGGTAGAGACGGAGAAACGGTTGAAGAAATAAGACAAAACGCATTAGCAAACTTTGGTTCACAAAATAGAGCAGTAACTGCTAAAGATTATCAAATTAGAACATTATCTATGCCGGTCAAGTATGGTTCGATTACAAAAGCATATGCAACATCTGATGGTAGTTTAGATAATAATTCACCATCATCAATTCTTGCATCACCAAACGCATTAAATGAATTTACCGATTTAGTACAATCATTTGTAGACAAACCAGATGAGGAAGAACCAAACAGAGAAAGTATACAAGAAGAAATTAGACAATTTTTAATTGGTAAGACATCAAACGATAATGAAAAAAATAATCCATTTGCTATTAACTTATATTTACTAGGATATGATGATTCAAAAAGACTTACCTCTCTTAATAGAGCAGTTAAAGAAAATCTTAAAACATATTTGAATGAATATAAAATCCTAACCGATGGAATAAACATTTTAGATGGGTTCGTTATAAACGTAGGAGTTGAGTTTGAAATTATTACTTACAAAGACTACAATAAAAGTGAGGTATTATCTGATTGTATTTCTGAATTAAAAAATTACTTTCAAATAGATGATTGGACTTTTAATAATACTATTAATATTTCTGAACTAGAACTTGTAGTAGCAAATGTAGAGGGAGTTAGTTCAGTACCAAAATTAAAGATTGTAAATAAGTGTGGTGGTAGATACGCACCAAATTCATACAACATAGAATCGGCAACTAAAGATAAGATTGTATATCCATCTTTAGACCCATCAGTTTTTGAAGTTAAATTTCCAGATGTGGATATAAAAGGGAGGGCAAGATAATGGCATACTATTTTTTAACAGCATCAAAAGATGCATCGGTGTACTTACAACAACCCAACCAAAATTGTGGTTTAGATGAGGTATTAGAGGTTAGTAAGGTTTACTATGGTAATGTTAAGGATGTGTCGAGAACACTCCTTAAATTCGATATAGAACCATTATCTGAGAGTATCTCTAATGGAGCAGTATCAATGTCAGACGCAACCCTTATATTAAAGGAAACTGAATCAGAAGAACTACCATTAGAATTTACATTACAAGCATATCCAATTTCACAAAGTTGGGAAATGGGTAATGGTACTCGGTTTGATGATATTACAACATCTGGTGTAACTTGGAACAATAGAGAGGGTGACTCAACACTAAGATGGTTACCTAACAATTCATTTGAATCTAATTCAACTGGTTCTTACGAAGGAAAGGGTGGAACATTTTATTCTAATGTATATTCAACTCAATTATTCGAATACAAAACGAATGATGTACACATGGATATAAAAGATATAATGGATGATTGGATTAGTGGTTCTATTCCAAACGATGGAATAATATTGAAGTTTCCGTTTGATAAAGAAACTGACACAAATGATTACGGTATATTAAGATTATTCAGTAAAGAAACAAATACAATTCACCAACCAAAGATAAGAGTAGGTTGGGATGATGCAAGTTTCTCAACAGGTTCTTTGTCTGTATTAGATACCGAAGAACTAAAAGTAGGAATTAAAAATTTTAAGAAAGAATACAAGGTAAACACAACCCCTAAAATAAGAGTAGTTGGTAGAGAATTATATCCAATAAAAACATTTAGTTCAACAGCACAATACACATTAAGTAATGTACTACCAGAAACAACATACTACCAAATTTCAGATTATCATAGTGATGATGTTATAGTTCCATTTAGTGATTACACTAAAATTAGTTGTGACTCCAATGGGAACTATTTTAATTTGAACCTTAGTAATTGGGAGGTAGATAGAGTATACAAAATTATGTTTAAGGTCGTTGTTAGTGGTGTATCGCACTATTTTGATGATGACTACACCTTTATGATAGTAAGTTAATATGAAAAACACTGGTCTAAAAAATGAAGCCCTTGTAGGTGATATTTTGAAGAGTGGTTCTCTGGTGATTACCGAGAAAAACTCTGCTGGAGTGCGTCTGTTCAAAGAATCAGATATGAGTGACGGTGTTATTAGTGGAAAACTGACAAGACCAAACTACGACATATCAGAATTAAAAAAATCAATTGATACAAGTATATTTGAATTAATACCGAATACACCAGTACAAGGACCAGACACAGTACTACGTTCAGTTTATAATGTAGTAACTCAATCGGTTCAAGATTTAACAGCAGAAGTTCAAAAATTAAATGTAGAGGTCAATGATTTGTCTGCTAAAGTATCAGAATTAGAAATAGTTAGTGAATCTTTGAAAATAGAAGCAGATAATGAAAAATTAAAAGCAAATGTTGCAGATGAACAAGCAACTATTGCTAATGCTCAAGTTGCAACAACAACAATTGATTTACAAAACGCAGTACAAAACTCAATCAATGAAGCAATCGAAAGAGTTTCTTTAACTGCTAGAATTGAAGCATTACAAGAATCGTTCAGAGTACAAAAAGAATTAACTGAAGAAAGAGAAAAACAAAACGCTGCACAAAACGCATTAGAAGGATTAAATGGATTCTTTCAACAAACTGAAAATAGTGGTTGGAAGATATCAGCAAATGATGTAAAAGATGAAGGTAGAAAGGGTATTTATTTTAATGTTGAAAACGATGATGACTTTGAGTGGAAGAATGGTGAAAAGGGTGTTGCGTTCTTTAACTTCTCAACCGAAGAACAAACTTTTACAATATCGGAAGGTATAGATTGGATTGAATTTCCATCTTCTTTCAAAGTACCAGCAAGGACTGAACAAAGTGCAGGTGTAACAACTGTAACTTATAAAGTAAGTGCTGTTGGTAAAACAAAACCAAGAAAGAAAGTAATGGAAGGTACTGTTACAATTAACACATCATCTGGTGATAAGTTATCACTTAAAGCATATTATAGAAAAGAAGTTAAAAGAAAAGACAAGTGGGGTAGTAAAGGTGTAGCTAAAGCATTTGTAGGTGAAGATAAAACTGGTGGATAATGGCAATTAAAACATTTAAGGAAATAATAGATAATAAAGGATATCGTATCAACTCGAAAGACAGAGACATCTTTCAGAAGGGAAACTTACAATCATTTTTTGGGTTTTCTGATTCTGACATGATAGAGTTTATATTATATGATGTAAATGATAATCAACTACCACAAGGAAATGATGGTAAGTTGGTAAGATATATAAAACTATCATCCGATAATATTAGAGATTATATTTTAATACCCGAAGGAACTCTATTTCAAGCATTAGAATTTCCAAAAGAGTATTTTATTGATATTGAAAGACTTATAAAAGAATCTGGATATAATAATGGTATTTTCAAAACTCAAATAACTTTGTTAAATAAAAGAGTTGGTTATGATAGTCAATCTGAAAAACTTTGGATTAAAGAAATATCACCATCAAGACTTGAGGTAAAGTTATTACCAATTCAAAATAAAGCATCAAAACAAACAGACTTATTAGAACGATTTAATATATTTGTAAATGGGAGAGGTTTTAGAGATGATGTTGTCTCAACCATTGGTAGATTCATCGAAAGTATAAAACCCTCGGAAATAGACCTATTTATTAAAAATACATATAGTGAAAAGTGGTATAACAAGATGACAGCAGAATTTGGAATATCTGAATTCGATAGATTGATGTCACAACTTTATAGTAAATTTTCTGAAGCGATGAAAAATGAATTTTCAAATAGAGTCTCTTCTATAAATGATGTTAACTTTGGAAAACCAAAACAAACACCTGCATCTACTGGATATAACAAACAAGATGTATTCAAAATAGCACAAAAAATATTAATAGAGTGTATTGAAAGATATTTACCTACACGAACAATACAAACTCAAACAGAGGTAGACAATGTGTTTGATGAAAGTTTTGACAAAGTTGGTAGTGTAATAAGTAATAGAACAAGTGATGTTACTATTAACCCTAAACGAGGTGAAGTAATGGTAACAAAAACAAAAGAAACAAAACCAGAAGAAGTTATTTTAGATATTAAAATAAAAGGTGAAGTTCCAAGAGAAGAAGTTATTCCAACTTTCAAAAAACCAAATCCTAAGAAAACAAAAAAACGAGGGGTTTTATCAAGGTTTAGAGCAAGAAAACAAAGAGCATCAAGAATTAAAACAGGATTATAATGCCAGTAAGAATAAAAGAATTTGATGAACAACAAGGTTATGGTGACCAAAATCAAAATGAAAATTTTGGTGGTGGTGGTATTACTGGTGGTGGAGATGACTTCATTGACGCTGGAGGTAGTGGAGGTGGAAGTGGTTCATCCTCTGGTGGAAGTAGTACAGTTAGTGTTAACACTACACCTAATTTGTTTATCTTTAATATAAAATGTAATGTACCTAATTTCTCAACTTCAGTAAATGGTAAAACTGCTGCTGATAGTAAAAGAATTACAATTACAAAAGAATCTCTATTAACGGAAAATAAAAAAATAACAATATCAAAAAATGGGTATAAGGGTTCAGAATATTTCATAGTTGAAATGGTAGATGATGGAATACCTCTTATTAAAAATAATTTAATAAGTGAAAGAATTCTAGGAATCGATACAAAAGATATTGTATTAACAAAATATAATTTTAATGAAGTAGAGGGGTTACCGATATCTATATTACAAAAATCCTCAAATGATTTAATTTTTACATTAACCAAAAGTGGTGGTGATGAATATGAAGAACCTAAATCTTACTCGGTTAGATTTTTAATATCTGGTACAGGTTCACCTGTTAGTGTTGTCAAAAATGGAAATCAAAAAGCAGAATTTTTTCCTGAAGTTGGAAAAAGTTTATATGAAGATACTGAAGGTACGTTTTATAAAATTAGGTCATCTGATTTATCACTATATAGACTTAAAACTGCTGTAATATCAACTAATAATAATCAACCAAAAGAACTTAATGCAGAAGATGGTGAAAGTTTAGATATACAATTAGAGTTAACTCAAAATTATACTATTGACCTTATTACAGAAGAAATATTTCAAGGTAATGATGGTTTAGACCCACAAATATCTTTAGTAAAAACAGACCCAAGAGAATATAATATAAACGATAAAGTTGGTGTTCCTATTATGATTAGAAAAAATAGTGATGTACAAACAATAACAGTTATCGTTGGTGATGATATACATGAGTTTGATAATTTAGATGACGCAGATGTTATAGGTATAACAATACCACATGAATCATTTTCTAAGATTGGAAAATATAATGTTAAATTATATCCTTTCTCATTTGAAGATTATGAAAACCAAGTAAGACCTCCAGAAGAAGCAGAGGTTGTTATACCAAAAGAAGTTGTACCAAAAACAAAGATTAAGGAAAAATTAGAATTACCACAAATTAAGTTTGATGATAAGTATAACAAATACAAACCCATTTCATTAAAATCAAGTGGTGGTTATAGGGGAATACCAAACCCATTTGGAAGATTTACTAATTTTCAAAATAGAATAGATTTTGAATCTCAACAAATTAATGATAATAACAGACAAGAGTTCCTATAAGTAATGGCATATAAATACAACGACATACCAGGATTTTTACCATTTGATATATCAAACGATATTTCAAACAAAAATTCTAATGCTCGATTTGGAGACTTGTCAGGATTTCAATTCGGTGGAGGGGGTGGTTCAATAAAAAAACCAGTAAACCCCATTAACTTTCCTAAAAACAAAAAAAATAAATTGGGATTAAAAACCAATTTACCAAAGGTATCTTTATCTGATATACCTGATAAAACTTTATTTGAAAAAATAGATGAAGGTGTTTCTGATGTAGAAACAATAGATGTAGAATCAAGGTCAATTGACTTATTAATTAATGTAGTTGATAAAGTAAGTATTCCTGTACCAGATGTTGTTGAAATAACATATCCAAAGATAGTAAGGGGTGCAGATTTTGTTGGGTACGATACTGACTTCAATATACAGTGGAATTCGGTAAACACAACTTTTGTTAAGTTGTTTATTGGTAACTCAACTGATTTTGTAAGACTATCACCAAAAGGAAAACAATCTTTTAATGTAAAAGAAATACTAGAGAAATATGGTTTAGAAACTTATGATGAGGGAGATAAAATAAAAATCCCACTAAAACTAATACCAGTTAATGAAGAGTATAGAGAAGTAGTAGAAGGTCCTATTGAACAAATCCCAATCATATTTGATAAAGGAGATATAGACATACCTCGTTCAGTTGCGATTAATAGAATAGCAGAAGGCTTTATTTCTCAATTTGAAAGATGTGCATTTGATGATACAAATTTCTTAACACACCTACTTCATTTAGGTGATGGTGAAAATAAAATAATTACAACTTGGAGAGGACTTAAAGAATCAACCGATAGTGGAGCAGATGCATCATCATTAATTCTTAAATTATACGAACCTCTACCAGTGTCGGTTGGAACAAACGATAAGGTATTCATATCAAAACTACAAACAGACCCATTAATTGAAACGGTAACTTTGGTTGGTGATGGTGTTGATTATTGTCCACCATTACTAGGTCCTAATTTCACACTAGAACCAGACAATGGAATTGGATTTCAAGTATATGATGATTTATTAGGTAGTGGTTCTGTAACTACAACTTCTTTAATACAAGAGTATGTAACAAGAAGTGATATTGATACAAGAAAACTTAATATAGATTATGCCTCTGGTTCAACAAGTGTACCAGTTTTTAACTTTGATAATTTCTCACACTTTGGTTCAGCAGAAGAACGACTTAAAAACTTTTGGTATAAAATTCAATTAATAGAGGGTTATCAAGCAAAGTATAACTCACTATCAAGTACAACTGATGTTCAACTAGGATATGTTTTAGCAGAGGGTGGTTCATATGATGATTTCATAATTGTAACAGAAGCATCAGAATCAATAGCTTTAGAAGCAGTATTCCAAACAGCAGCAGGAACAGTAGAGGGTAAAAAACAATTAGATAAAATAAATGAAGTAATTGGTTCGTTTGATGGATTTGAGTATTGGTTATATACTGATACGGAATATAGTTCTTCATTATCATATCCAAAGAGTGGGAATACAATAGTTGCAACTAGTGACTCTGAAGCAATATCTTGGTATAATTCTACAATTAACAAAGCATCAACTTTTGACAAAAACAATACAAACTACTTAAATAATAATCTTCCAGAATTTATAAAAGAAGATTTTCAAAATGAAGACTTCATGTTGTTTATGGACATGATAGGACAACACTTTGATATTCTTTGGGTACATATTAATGCATTAACAAAAGTTAAAAACTTAAACCAACACGCAACTCGTGGATTTGCAAATGACCTTGTGTACAACTTATTAGAATCTTTAGGATGGGATGGTAGAAAAGCATTTGATTCTCAATTCTTATGGGAATACGCATTTGGTCAATACAAAGATGGTACTACTAAGAATCAACAATCACTTAAATCTGCAAACGAAGAGGTTTGGAGAAGACTTCTTAACAACCTACCTTACTTATTAAAACACAAAGGTACTGCTCGTTCATTAAAAGCAGTAATGGCATCATATGGTATTCCAAATTCACTCCTTACAATTATGGAGTTTGGTGGACCAACTGACCCAACTGATGGTGGTAGTCAACCATTTACCTTCGAAGATAGAACGGCAGCAATAAACTTTACTAATAATAGTGAATATGTTTCAATGGATTGGCAAACAATCGATGGTACAAAACCAAACTCGGTTGAACTAACAGTTAATTTACAAAATCCTGGTGATTATAACTTAGTAAAAGTTGGTGGATTTACACTAGACTCAAATAATGGACAAGATGAAAACTGGAGACTATCGGTAGAACAAACACAAGGTTCTTTTGGTAAAGTTCACTTATATGTTAGTGGTAGTGAGGTTAACCAAATATATTCAGCATCAACACCTCAATTCAAAGTATTTAATGATGAGTATACACAAATTGTTGTAAATAGAACTGAAACAAATTCAACTTCATCATTCCAAGTAATTGCTAAAGAAGCATTTGATGGTAGAATCAGAAATGATGTATCTTCAACAGAATTACAAGTAAGTGGACAAACAAAATGGGATAGTGGTAGTTTACTTTATTTGGGTTATGGACTAACTGGGTCAGTAGATGAATTTAGATTGTGGAAAACTCCACTTGAAGATGGTATAGTTGAAATACACACATTACAACCAGATTCAATAGCAGGAAACAACCACACCGCATCATCAGAAGACCTTTGGGTTAGATTTGATTTTGAATATCCAAAAGACAGAACAAATGATAATAATTTATTAAATGTTGCTCTTAGTGAAGAATATACATTAACATACGGAACTACCGTAGGGTTTCCTTCTTCATCGGCATACCCATATCAATATACTCCATATGAAAGAAGAATAACTGCAAAAGTTCCTTCATTAGGATTTAATCAAGCAGATAAAATTAGATTTGAAACACAAACTTTAGTTAGTGATTTATCTCATAAAGTTAGAGCAACTAAAAAATCACTAGACCAAGCACCTGTTGATTCATCTAGATTAGGATTATTCTTCTCACCAATCAAAGAGTTGAATATGGATATTATCAAATCATTTGGTAACTTTAATATAGATAATTACATTGGTGACCCATCCGATGAATACAAAGATGAATACAGAGAACTATCTAATTTAAGAGAATATTATTTCCAAAGATTAAATAGAGATATTTATGAATACATCAGATTAGTTAGATACATTGACAAATCTCTATTCGATGTATTAGAAGATTTAGTACCTGCTAGAGCAAAGGTTTCTAAAGGTTTATTGATTGAACCACATTACTTAGAAAGAAGTAAAACTAGATGGAAAAAAGCAACATCAGAAAAAGGAGATTACGAAACTAATATAGATGTTAATGATGATACAAAATTAGTTGGTGATAATAATCAGTTTGATGTAAACATAGATGCTGAAGCAGATGTAAATCTATCACATCAATATGATAACTATGAGGTCAATATTGATGGAGATTCTAATGTGGTATTAATATCAACAAATCCTCAATATGAATCTAGTATATATGTAAATGAAGATATTTCTTTAGAAAGTAATTATCCAACATATGAAGTATCTATTGATAGTGGTGTTAGTGAACCTACTTTAGGAGCAACAATACAAGGTTTTGAGTTTGAACAAATCGGTATGGAAAGAGATTCTCTTTCAAATGCTGGATATGGTTTATACGCATCCTTACCTGCAACTGGTTCGGTAACCAAGTTAGATATTTTTGGAAACTTATTTAGAACAAGAGAACAAATATATTTAATAAAAGAACAATACATTGAAAAGGTTCAAATTCAAACAAAAGGATATCCTGCAACTTCAAATAACGAACAAGTTGAATATGAATTGCAAGATGTTATAAAATATAGATACAAAGTATCAAGAATACCGGTTGGTAATACACCACCATTGATAGGTAATGATATTGTAGAAGTTACACCATTGAATGGTTACTTCCCAACACATTACAGATATAAAAATAATTTATCACAAGGATTGAAAAATTCATTCTTTAATGGTTCACAACAAACTGCAACAACTACCCCTGATGGGTTAGACCCAGTTGAAACATTTACTACTAATCCAAATATTCTTAGAGTTGCGGATACTGGTAGAGGAAGTGGGGAACCAATCTTAGAGGTAGATTAATTAAATTTCAAAATAGTTATATTTATTAGTACATAATACAAAAAGGGCAAATTAAAAAAAATTATGGGATATTTAGACAACACATCAATAACAGTCGATGCCATCCTAACCAAAAAAGGTAGACAGAAGTTGGCATCTGGTCAGTCCCTCAACATTTCCAAGTTCGCATTGGGTGATGATGAGATTGATTATACATTGTACGAACCAGCACATCCGAAGGGAAGTGCTTATTATGATTCGGCAATTAAGGCGATACCAATTCTGGAAGCAAGTCCAGATGAAACACAAGTATTAAGATACAAGTTAGTTACATTACCAAAAGGTACAACTCAAATTCCAGTAGTGGCATTGGGTATTTCTTCAATCGGAGTTAATCAAGATGAGGGTCAAGTAGCACTTTCACCTACAACTTCACCACAAGGAAATACTGGTGCAGGATACACTGTTGTATTAGCAGACCAGAGAGCAGGAACGTTATCGGTAACACAAGGAGCTTCGGCAACTGGTACAATACCAGTATTCTTAGGAGAGGAAATTACAACTACGGCACAAGTTGTTAGTGGTTTAGGATTCTCATTTACTCCTAATCCTTCGTTAACTACAAACATTTCTACTACTATAACTGTATATGGAAACGAGACGGGTGGTTCACAAACCATTCCTGTAACTGTAACTTATAGAAGTAACAATTAATAAAGGATATTAGATATGGCAATTATAAACGACCCAAATATAACCTCCCAACTGCAAGATTTAGCAGGAGGAGGAGTAATCGACAGTAATGATGTTGTAGCCCTTTTGAACGCAGCACTACCCGCTGGACAACAATTACAAGCAGGTGTAGGTATTGCAAGTGGTATTTACAAACCATTTGGAACATTTGATAAAGTAAATGCAAAAGTAGAAGTAGTAACAACTGGTCTTTGGACTGGAGATGCTGGTTCTTTAACTACATTCTTTACCTCTTCAACCCAAGTAGGTAATAGTGGAGATTACTACTACAATGTATATTCAACTAACCCACTAACAGATTCATCAGCAGAAGCACAATACGCAGTTGCATATGGTCATGTAAATGGAAGTGGTTCAGTATCATTATCAAATTCAGATGACGCACTACTTGCTTCTAAAGCAACTTATGCTCAATATAAGTCAGTTCTTTTAGAACCAACTGATACTAAATTTTCTTTTGAAAATGGAAGTGGGGTAGCAAACGATTCAAATGATATTTATGCTATCAATCTAAATAGAGCAAGATATAGAGAGAAAATGGATGCAGGAAACTGGAAACTAACTTTATCTGGTTCTAATGGTGTATTCCATTTTATAGATGATAGTGGTAAAAAGTTTGGAGACACACTTGGAAAAGCAGGTAGAGTATTCAAAGTAGTTTCTGGTTCACTAAACTTAGGAACTGAAAATGAAGCAACAATAAAAACAACGGTTGCATCTAATGATGAGGGATATGGACTATTCTATCCTGATAGAGGTATTATTGTTCTAAACCCAACTGCAATTGCAGATACTATTGGTGATGTAAAACCATGGGGCGGAGCAGCTCAATCGGTTAGTGGTTCGTTATCAGTATCAGTAGAACAACAAAATCATAAGTTACTCGTTCAAGCAATTGAAAATGGTGGAGACTTTGAAGCAAGAAGAACAGAAAATGTTTCAACACAACATTTCTTTGTTAGAGCAACAAACAGAGAGTTTAACTATTCAAATAACCCAACATATGTAACTGGTTCTGGTAAATTTGTCGAATCATCATTCGAAACTGACCCTAAAACATATATTACAACTGTTGGACTATACAATGACTCTAACGAATTGATTGCTGTTGCAAAAACATCACAACCAATTGAAAAGTCATTTGATAGAGAAGTTTTGATTAAAGTTAAACTTTCATTTTAACTTTAACTCTTAACAAATTATGGCAACAATAAAACTAAGAGATTATTTATTAGCTCTAAGTTCTAAAGGCGGTGCAGCAGGAGATTCTGATAAATTAACAATATTAGATTCTTCTGACGGTAATGCTATAAAGACAATATTAAAATCTGACTTGGTAGATTTAGATTACCTTGTTGGTGAACTCCAAGATGATTTCTTAGACCAATTTGGTGAGGGAACCTTTAGTGGTTCTGCTCAAGTAGACCATGATTCTACAACCAACTTTGTTGCCAACGAACATATAGACCACACATCGGTTTCTATTATAGCAGGAGCAGGTTTAACTGGTGGTGGTGATATTTCTTCTGATAGAACAATTAATATTGTATCTGATAATAATGGTATTGTTGTAAACGCAGACCAAATAGAATTAGACACAGACTCATCTACATTTAGTGGTGGTGTTTTAACTAAGATGAATATAGAACAAGTTGTTTCTGGTTCATCACAAATAACAATTACAGATACAACTGGGTTTACAACACTTAGTTCTTCATTACAATCTACTGATAATGCTATTGCTACTAGAGTAACTGCAATAGAATCATTTTCATCTTCATTAGATAATACATTTGCATCGGATTCTGAATTAACGGCAGTATCATCTGCGTTTGATTCTACAATCAATAGTTTAACTACTGCTGATGTTACTGAAGATTCTTCAAACAAGTATTATACTGATGTAAGAGTTAAAACCAAATTAACTGCAGAAGATGTAGTTAGTGGTTCTAATTCACAAGTAAAAACATTCTTAGGAATTTCTGCATCAGATATTTCTGATGTTGAGGCATTCTCACAAAGTGGAACTTATTCTGGTTTAAGAGCACAATCAACAACTGCTGCTGATGTAGGTTTAGGTAATGTAACAAATGAGAGTAAAGCAACAATGTTTGCTTCTCCTACATTTACAGGAACAGTTGCTGGTGTAACTTCTACTCATGTAGGTTTAGGTAATGTAACAAATGAGAGTAAAGCAACAATGTTTACTTCTCCTGCGTTTACAACTAATCCAACTGCACCAACACAAACTGGTACTGATGATTCTACTAAATTAGCAACAACTGAATTCGTACAAGCTAGAATTACTAATATAATTGGTAATGCTGGTTCAACATTAGATACATTAGGAGAACTATCTGCTTCATTAGCCGAAGATTCTGGTTCACTTTCAACACTAACAACAACAGTAGGAACAAAATTAGCAAAAGCAAGTAACTTATCGGATTTACAAGATGCCGCAACTGCTAGAACAAACTTAGGTGTTGATGCAGCAGGAACAGTAAACTATGTATTACCAACTAACTTAGCTGGTGATGATATAGATATAGATACAACTCCATTAACTGGAGCAACTGTAATATCTGATTTAGATATTAACATAACAACAAATACAAGTGGTTTAGTAACAGATGCCAATGGTACTGTTGCAACAAGAACACTAACCGCAACCGATTTAAGTTTAGGAAACGTAACAAACGAAAGTAAAGCAACAATGTTTACTTCACCAACCTTTACAGGTACAGTAGGTGGTGTAACCGCAGCCCATGTAGGATTAGGTTCATCTGATGATGTAACTTTTAATACAATCACTGGTAGCAAGTTAGAACTTAACGATGGGGCTGGTGGTATAGTAATTACCGCAGGCCTGCCAAATACGCATAGATTTGTAGGTATTGGGTATAGAGTAGGATATGGAGTAGTTAATACAGCTGCTGCAAACACAGGTTTAGGATATCAAGCATTGGGTGGTGCAGGAACCATTAATGCAGGAATTGGCTACAGTAACACCGCAGTTGGTAGTTGGGCCCTTCAAAAGATTGTAAATGGCCATGACAATATCGGAATAGGAAAGGCTTCAGCAACCGAACTTACAAATGGCTCAGACAACACCGTTGTAGGAACACAGGCAGCGTCATCCCTAACCACCGGTAACAAGAACATAATTATAGGTAACCAATCTGGTAATGGTGTCCTTGGTTCCGGCACTGCATTAATTGACGGTTCTGGTAACACTATATTAGGTTCTTATTCAGGATTTCAAAACTCCGATGATTATAACTCAATAGTAATAGGTAGTGGTTCTATTGGTAATGGTTCAAATACTGTTGTTATTGGCAATGATGATATTACAAGTACCGAATTAAAAGGTAATTTATCAATTGGAACGGGTTCGGCAGATTATATTATTCACGCCAAAGGAACAGGACTAACAAATAGAATACGACTAGAGGAAGGTACGACTCAAGACCAACTTACATTAATGGATGTTGTGGGTGTTGATGATGAACTTGCAGCATTTGGCTTTGGTGGTTCAACTTATGCTTTTGATTTATACAAAAGTAGAGCACTAGTTTTAGCTAATAATACCCTAGATGGTATGACTATACAGAGTACCAACAATGATGGGAGCATAATATTTGGTATTGGGACATCACCTACCAAAGCAAATTCTGAAAGAGCTAGAGTAAGTGCAGAAGGAATACACATAACAGGTTCATTAGGGATTTCTGGTGATGGTTCAAATGGAGCAACACTTACAGAAAGTGGAAATGGTGATTTTGATATTATTTCAGTTGATGATTTAAGATTAACAGCTGGTGGAAATGATATAGTATTAAAAGGAAACAATGGTGATGAATATGGTAGATTATCAAATGATAGTCAAAATCTAATTATAAAAAATATTACATCTGATAAAGATATATCATTTGTAGGAAAAGATGATGCTACTGATATTACTGCTTTAACCTTAGATATGTCAAATGGTGGTTCTGCTACCTTTATAGATGATGTTGATTTAGGTGGTAAACTTACACAAACAGGAACAGGAGATAATAAGTTTTCGGGAACAGTTAAAATTTCTAAAGATGCAGCTGGTTTACAACAAAACTTACTATTATCTAACCTAAATGATACTGATGGGGATGCAGCTGGTATTGCATTTAGTATGTTAGATAATAATACTTTTGTAAAAGGAGGACTATATTTCGAAAGAACCTCCACTCAGGGTAGAGGAGATTTAGTTTTTCTAAATAATAATGAGGTTAATGGTAATAACGCTAGTTTAGCAGATACTGATGCGAGAATGAAAATAACAGCAGCAGGAGAAGTTAGAATTGGTAATGAATATACTGTTAATGCTAATGGATTAAGTATTGAGAAAACTGGTAATCATATATTCTTACGAGCAACTTCTGCAAATACAGGTGAGTATTGGAACTTTGATGTAAATTCAAATAATAGATTAAGTATAATCAACGATAACGATGATGGTGTTTATATAGATGATGCAGCAACTTCTTGGACGGGTACTTCTGATGAAAGGTTAAAAACTATTAATTACGAACTAACAGGTAGTTTAGAAAATTTAGAAGATATCAGAGCAGTAAACTATTCTTGGGTATCTGGTTCAACTGATAAAAACTTCATAGGTCTTATTGCACAAGATGTAGAACAACACTATCCAGAAATGATTTCTGAAGATAAGTTTGGATATAAAGGTATTAGATATACTGAAATGATACCAGTTCTTGTTTCTGCTATAAAAGAACAACAAAGTATCATTGATGATTTGAAGTCTCGAATAGAAACTTTGGAGAATTCATAATATTAACAAAACCTCTAAAATAGGAGGTTTTTTCTTTTCTAATATTTATACAAAAGTGTATCACAAAGAATGATTAAAGAAATTCCAAAATCTGATGTAGTAGTTAGACCGTTCAAAGTTTACAAAGAGTGGACTTTGGATGAAACTGATGTTACACCTGTAATTGGTCAAAGAATAGAGAACTCTTTATTTGATGTAGATACTGACCCCAAGAGTAATGGACTTTATAAAAGATTGGTATTTGATTCAATCAAAGCACAATTCTATACAAGTCCAATGACAGCATCGGTTTTAACTGAAGTTGGTAATCGAGAAAACTATACTTCACGATACGAAAGACAATTGTTTCCAGATATTTACCTAACAGATGATAGTGGTAATAACTTAACAGACTCCGATGGAAATTATTTACAAACCACAAACCCATATGATACTATTTGGGTTTTAGCAATTCCTCAAGAATATTATGGTGAAGGAGTAAAAATAGGTTCAGTGACATTAGTAGATAATGTTAACAATATTACTTATACTGATGATGGTAACTCTAACTTAATTAGAACTGATGTTGATAATACTATTGATGGTAATGAAATTTATGGTAACATATTTTACGATAGGGGTTTAATTGTAATGCATGATGTTGATGAAGATAATTCTGAATTAACACAATATACAGTTACATATCGTTCTACAATGACTATTTACGAAAATGAAATATTTCTTTCGGTATTAGAAAACGAATTTAATGTATCACAAAATCCAACAGCAATACATGAAGTTGGAGGACAGAAATTAAGTATCTTAGCAAATAGAAGAGATAGACCACTTTCATCAAATGAATTTTACACCGCATCATTTTATCAACCTGGTGCAAGATATATTAAAAACTCATCACATCCATTTGTATCATCTTTGAATTCAAGTGTTGGTAGTTTTGATGACTATATGATATCATCTTCGGTAGACCCAACAGGTTCTTACATAGCACCATTTATTACAACAATAGGTTTATATGATAATGATAATAATATGGTTGCAGTAGCAAAACTACCAAAAGCAATCAAATCATTACCAGATTATCCTGTAAATTTCATTGTTCGTTTCGATACATAAGGTTATATTTATAATATATAAAGGAAAACAATTATGACTTTAGAAGAAAGATTAGCACAAACTCCTCCAGCAGTATCAAAAGCAAACCTTAAAGGTGGGGACAAAACTAAATTAGAAGCAGATGGTGGTTTAGACCTTTCTAAAAATGAAAGTGCACTAAAACAAGCAAGGGGTGGTAAATTAAATACCAAACCTTATACAGATTCTCACAAATAAAATAATTTATGGTCAATTGGTTATGGAATGGTAACGATGTTACCGAAGATGTTATACCTGAAAATGCCGTAGGATTTGTTTACAAAATAGAACATATTCCTTCTGGTAAATACTACATTGGTAAAAAATCATTACAAAGTGTTCGTAATGTAAAAATCGGAGTTAGAGAATTACAACGTATCAAAGAAGAACGAAAGTTAAAAGGTGTACGAGGTTCACTACCCAAAAAGAAAAAAGTTAGAAAATCTTCTGACTGGCAGAAATACTACTCATCAAACGATTGGATTAAAGAACAAATCTCAGAAGGTAAAGAAGAAGAGTTCAAACGAAGTGTATTACAATTCTGCTATTCAAAAAAATCATTATCTTATTATGAAGTACATTATCAATTCAAATATGATGTACTTTCAGATGATAATTGTCTAAATGGTAATATATTAGGAAAATTTTATAAAAAAGATTTGGATAATTAAAATATTATTCGTATATTTGTTTATTAATTGTATATACACAAAAAATAATATTATGACTTTAGACCAAATAGCAAAAAAACATGGTATAAATCCAAATTCTTTGAATGCAAAGGATGATGGATTAAAAATAGCAGTAAAATCAATTCAACAGTTGATTCCTATTCTTGAAAAAAGAAAAACTGACCCCCAAACCATAAATGATATAAAAAAACTAGGAGAATTCCTATTTGATGTATCTGATTCAAGTCTTACATAAATAATTTGGTAAATCCAAATATTTTTCGTATATTTGTATAAAATTTAATTTATGCTCTCCGCAAGAAATAAGTTAGTTGTTATAAACGTATTGGATTCTGCATTAGGTGTTGGTACATCAATGAAAGGAAATGAACAAGCACATCATTGTCCTTTTTGCCATCACCATAAGAAAAAACTCCAAATAAATTTAGAATCTCAATATTGGCATTGTTGGGTATGTGACTCTAAGGGTAGGAGTATTCAATCCTTACTTTATAAACTAAATCTTGATAAGAGTGAATTAGCAAGAATTCATTCTATATATGGTGAGTATAAACCAAAACGAAACGAAGTAGAAGTTGAGAAGATAGTTCTCAGACTTCCAAAGGAATTCAAAACACTTTCTAAAAAACCAAAATCAATTAATCCAAGTTATAATCAAGCAATTCATTATCTCAAACAAAGAAGTATTTCTATGGATGAGGTTTTGAAATATAACATTGGTTATTGTGAGGAAGGATTATATAGTGGTAGAATAATTATTCCATCTTATAATGAAGATGGTGAATTAAATTATTTCATTGCTCGTTCTTTTTATGAAGATGAAAAGATGAAATATAAGAATCCACCTGTCAGTAGGAATGTAATTGTATTTGATAATCAAATTGATTGGAAAGAACCTATTACATTAGTAGAAGGTGTTTTTGATTCATTCTCAGTTAAGAGAAATGTTATTCCTATTTTAGGAAAGTTTATACCTCGAAGTTTACAAAACAAAATTAAAGAGAAGGGTGTAAAGGAAATCAACATATTGTTAGATTCCGATGCAATAGATGATTCTACTAAGCATGCAAACTATTTTATCAAAAATGGTATAAAGGTAAAGAATGTTATACCTGAAGGTGGTGATGCTGGTGAATTGGGATTTGATAAAATAAATAACTTGTTAAAAGAAACCGAAGAAACCGGTTGGGATGATTTAATCCTTTCAAAACTAAATAATATATGATAGTAGAAAAAATCTACCATTTAGCAGATTTACATATTCGTAATCTAAAAAGACATAAGGAATATAGAGAAGTATTCCAAAAATTCTTAAACAACGTAGATAAAGATAACATTGAGAATTCAGTTATCTATTTAGCTGGTGATATCGCACACGCAAAAACTGAAATGAGTCCTGAGTTAATCAGAGAAATCAGTTGGTTCTTAACTGAATGTGCAAATAGAAAACACACATTCTTAATTACAGGTAATCACGATTGTAACTTAAACAATAATTATAGATTGGATGTACTTACTCCAATTGTAGAAAACTTAGAAAATGATAGAATCCATTATCTTAAAGACACTGGTGTGTATCCCTTCCATAATCTTACTTTTGTGGTATATTCGATACTCGATAACCAAGAGAATTGGCCAAAGGGAGAATTGGTAGAAGGTGAGAATACTATTTGTTTATTCCACGGACCTGTTAACTTAGCACAAACCGATATAGGATATACTGTATCATCTAATTCATTCACAACTGATATGTTCGATGGATTTGATATGGTGATGTTAGGTGATATACACAAAAGACAAACATTAGGAACTCCAACAATAGCATATGCTGGTTCTATGATTCAACAAAACCACGGAGAATCATTAGAGAAGCATGGTTATCTATTATGGGATGTTGAAAGTAGAACTTTTGAGGAAGTTGATATTCCTAATGATTATGGTTTCTATACTTTAGATGTAAACGATGGTATAGTTCCAACAGTTACTAATATGCCAAAGAAACCTAGATTAAGAGTTAGAGTTTCGAATACTGACCCTTCTCAGATTAAAAAGGCATTAACAAAAATTAAAAAACAATATAAAGTACAAGAGTTCACTGTTACTCGAATGGATACCTTATCTAAACAAAAGACTGGTAACTTCGATGATAGATTAGCAATTGGAAACGTTAAAGATATTGAATTCCAAAACGAATTGATTAAAGATTATTTGGAAAGACAATATCTTGCAGATGATGTAACTATTGATAAGATAAAACAAATCAATAGACAAATCAACACAAAGTTGGTTGATGATGATGTAACACCTAATATACAGTGGGTTCCTAAACAATTCGAATTCTCTAATATGTTTTCATATGGTGAGAACAATAAGATACGATTTAATAATGCAAATGGTATAGTGGGTATATTCGCACCAAATGCTTCAGGTAAATCATCTTTATTCGATGCACTATCCTTTTGTATATTTGATAAAACAAGTAGAACCTATATAGCAAAGAATATTCTTAATAATAGAAAGTCTAACTTTTATTGTAAACTACACTTTCAAATACAAGATGTAGATTACTTTATTGAGAGAAGGGCTAAATTAATTAATAGGGGGAAAAATCTAAAAGTAGATGTATCCTTCTGGAAAGAAGATGAGAGTGGTATTCATTCACTGAACGGAGAGCAGAGAAGGGATACCAACTCCATCATTCAACAATACTTAGGAACGTATGAAGATTTTGTTTTAACTACTCTTTCTTTACAAGGAAACAACACTCTCTTTATTGATAAATCACAAAGTGAAAGAAAAGAAATCTTAGCACAATTTATGGGTGTGGACATCTTTGATAAATTGTATTCACATGCTCAAGAAGAAAATAGAGATAATGCTTCTTTAATACGAAAGTTCAAACAAGATGACTTTACTCAAAAGTTGGCAGATATTCAAACTGACTTAAAAAGAGCAGAAGCAGAGTATAAGTTGGAGGAGGTACATCTAAAAACTGCTAAAGAAAAGGTGGAGAAGCACAATCAGAAATTAATCTCCCTCAACGAAAAGATTGTAAAAGTTAAATCCGACAATTATTCTTTGACCGACCTAGAAAATAAAAAATCGACTTCGGAAACTTCATTAACCGAATTGCTATCTCAAAGAGATAAGACACAATCTAAGATTGGTAAGTTAGAAGAAACTCAAATTGAATTAGAGGAAAAAATTGATTCATATGATGAGGATAAAATCGATAAGGGTCTAACCGAATATACTGAGTTGGGATATGACCTTACATTGGTTGAAAACAATATTGAGAAACATCTTATAAAGAGTGAATCCTTTAATGAGAGAAAACAACATTTGGATTCCCATAAATACAATGAAGAGTGTGATATTTGTATGGAGAACTCACAAACTATCTTAGAACAAAAAGAAAAGGTAGAGAGTGAATTAGAAACCATCAAATCAGAACTAAGTGATTTAGAAAACAAACAATCGGAGTTGGTATCTAAACGAAACGAGTTAGCACCATTTCAAGCAGAGTATGAAAAGTTGAAAAAACTTAAAGAAGATGAAAACAAAGTAAGTAGAGATATTAACATACTTATCAACAAGTTATCAACATTCGAAACTCAAGAAATCAAACTAAATAGTGAACTTATTCAAGTTACACAAATTATAGATGATTATTTAGAGAATGAGAAGCAAATAAAAATTAATAAAGAACTTAGAGATGAGATTGTAGATGTAAGACATGACTTGGGCAAATCAAAACAAATCTTGTTAAATAGTGAATCAGACATCTTAGTTCTAAATGGTTCAGTATCTTCTTTGAAGAATCAAAAGAAAACAATAGAAGATAGAATTGAGGAGGTATCTCAGTTGGAAGAACAACATGGTTTGTTTGAATACTACCTAAACTCATTAGGAAAAGATGGTGTATCTTATGAATTAATTTCTAAAGCACTACCAATGATTGAGGGTGAAGTAAATAACATCTTGGGTCAAATCGTAGAGTTTGGTTTACAATTAGAAATGGATGGTAAGAATATTAATGCTAACATTGTCTATGATGACCAGAAGTGGAGTTTAGAGATGTGTAGTGGTATGGAGAAGTTTATTAGTGGATTGGCAATTAGAATCGCTCTAATCAACGTATGTAACTTACCAAGACCAAACTTCTTAGTAATTGATGAAGGATTTGGAACATTAGATAATGAGAACCTAACATCTTTGTATATGTTGTTTGCATATCTAAAAACACAATTTGATTTTGTAATGATTATATCACATATTGATTCAATGAGAGATGTGGTAGACTCTCTTATGGAAATTAAAAAAGTAAATGGATTCAGTAACATTAAATTTTAATAAATGGGTATAGGAATAATAGGTCAAGGTTTTGTAGGAAATGCAGTTTATCAAAAATTCAAAAAGTATTACAATATAAGTACTTATGATTTAGACTCATCTAAAAGTAATTCATCAGAACAAAAAACATTAGATAATGAAATTGTATTTATTTGTTTACCAACTCCAATGGATGAGGTTGGTAGATGTAATACCTCAATTGTAGAATATGCAGTTAAAAGATGTTTTGAATTTGGTGTAACCAAAACTGTTGTTATTAAATCAACTATTCCACCAGGAACTACCGAAAGATTAAATAAAAAGTTTCCATCTTTACAGATTGTATTTAACCCAGAGTTTTTAACTGAAAGGAATGCGATAGAAGATTATAATAATCAAAATAGAATTATTTTAGGAGGACCAAGACCATCAACAACAAATCTAAAAAGGATATTTTCAAAAGTATTTCCTAAAGCAAATATAATCAAAACCGATTCAACTCATGCTGAAATGGTAAAGTATCTAACTAATACATTCTTATCGGTAAAGGTTTCTTTCGCGAATGAGATATATCAGTTATGTGAAGGTTTGAATATTGACTATGATAAAGTTGTTGAATATGCAACTCATGATGACCGATTGGGTAACTCACATTGGAACGTACCTGGTCATGATGGTGATTTTGGATTCGGTGGACATTGTTTTCCAAAAGATTTATCGGCACTACTTTACATTACTCAAATTATGGGAACAACAAATAATGTTTTATCCGCAACCCAAAAAACAAATGATTCGGTTAGGAAGAATAGAGATTGGGAACAGATGAAAGGTAGAGCAGTTAGTTAGACCTTAAAATGTTTTGTGGTTGAGTTTGTTTCGGTGATACTTTTTCTTTTATAAGAGACTCTACTAATCCATTCATCTTATATCCCTTTTCTTTACAAAAAGACTTTAATAATTGATGAACCTCAGCATCAATTTGTAACATTGCATATTTTTTATTCATTTCTTTAGAACTCTTTAGTTTTCTTTAGAATAAATATTCTAAATTATATTTTTGAAATATTTATACTGGAATTAAAGGAACTATTACTTAATGGCAAGAATTAAAAAATATTCACCACTTCAAAATTTATCATCATTTCAAACATTTATAAATGATGAAAATCCAAATTCAGATTACTTTAGAATAACCGAATTTAAGGATACGTTTACTGGTGGTAAGAATGGATTTCTTATAGAGGGTTCAGAATATCTAAAAGAATCAACCGAAATAAAGATTGAACTTTTAGATGTTAATGGAGACCCAATCTACTTTGAACCAGGTAATGGTATTCCGGAATACTACGAAGGTATATCTAAACTAATAGCTGTTTACATTTATAATGATACTCCAATTGGATTGGGTAAGATTACTGTTTTAGGTGAACTAAAGGAGTATGATGATGAGGGAGTTAAAAGAGTTGTACCAGACCAATGGGAGGGTGTTTATAATGTTAAGTGGGAAAGAACTTTTCAAGTAAATAAAAATATATCGAATGAAGATAGAGTTAGGTTTTATAGAAGACCCGAAGTTACTATTGATGAGATAAACAAACCAATTTTTAGCAATAATTCAAGATTAGTTACTCAAACTGGTACTGTTGATGGTATTCCATTAGTTCCGATTGAAAATACAAATTTATCTAATTTTAGTTTACCAACTTCATATAGATTAAAAATTAAAACAGGAAATAATTGGACAGGCTCTATTGAAGGAGACCCTATAAATTTTGATAATATAAACTATAATCCAATAGTTGAAGAAGTTGTAAATGAAACTGAGTTAATAGTAACTCCACCATATTCCGAAAATGGTTTGGTAAAATCACTTACCAATGAAAACTATTCAGTAACGTTCCCATATTTAGAGGGTATTAATGACTTAGCAACTGCATTAACTGGTTCTTTCGCAAAAATAAAAATAACTGATATGAAAACTTTCGTAGGAGATGCTGCGAGAGTAAAAATATTTAGAAGGTCTCAATCCAATGTAACCGATTTCGAATTTGTACAAGAAATACAATTAGAATCAAATGAGTTACTACGAGACATTGAAACCTTTTCAGCACCAGAAGAACTTTACGGGTTTTTTACTGAACCTATAATAGAAGAGTATTGGGTAACATCATCTAATGATTTAAGTGTTTCCCTTAACCAAAACTTTTTATATAATTCAGCAAGGTTAAACTCAACAGGTGATAATTTATTTTTTACAACAAAAAGTTTAGATATTGAAAATGATATTGAATACTCACTTGACTTTAATACAAGACTTTCTGGAAGTTTAGTAGCAGGAGAAAAACTAACTGTGTTTTTGAGTGGTTCTCTAAATAATGTAGCAAAGTCTCAAACGATAATCGAGATACCTTCTTCTAATGGACTTTTTCAAAAAACAAACTTTAATGAAAATTTTATAGCAGATGAATTTGATTCTGCACAACTATACTTTGATGTAAATGGCTCTAATTGGTATATAAACAATTTAAGTCTGAAAGCATCTCAAGAAACATCATTTTCACCTGATGTCATAACATTTATTCAAAATGTTCCAAAGACATTAGCAGTTGAAACATTTGATTATAGGTTTGAATTTTATGATATCAATAACAACTACATTCCTGTTTTAGTAGAAGCAACAAAAAGGTTTGATGGTGGTAACTTAAACTTATTTGATAAAGAACTTGAAATAACTCCATCTAATTTATATTTTACATTTGATTCGGCATCGCTTCCAGCAAATCCAATGCCACCAACATCAATAATATTTGATATTGAAACAAGTTTATTGACAGGTTCCATATCATTTACATCTGGTGCATACGATGAGTTTGGGAACTTCCTATCTGCGTCAGAATACGCAGGAGGACAATATCCTGGATTATTAAGAAATATAGATACAAGAACACCTGTTCTTAATGTTGCAGATTTTACTGGTTCAAGAAGTGATATCGTAGTTCAATATATTAGATTTACTGGATTCGCAGAAGGTATATCAGATGAAGTTGTTATTACACGGGTTCAAGATGGAAAGGGTGGTGTAAATTTTGAAATAACACCATTTAGAGGAACATCGATAAAAAATAATTCTGATAAAGATTTAGAAATACAAGCATATCGTATTGATGGTATAAATAGAATTGAGTTAAAGGATGGATTACCTCAGACAGGATTTTCAGATGCCAAACTTAGGGTATTATCCTCATCAATTGACCCAATCACATCTGATGTATCATCATCATATTTTTTATTATCTGAAGTACAGACAAGTGGATTTATAAGAGGTTTAACTGCGGGTACAACTGGTAGTGGTGAAATAGATTATAACGCAACTTTTAACAGAGATTCAATAGATAAAGAACTTACGGTTTATTTAATGGATGGACCTACTTCTGAATCTATATTAACTTCTATTATTCTAAATGATTTACAAGATGGTCTTGCAAGTGGATTTATTAGTTTTGATGCAGAACAATTTGGAATAAAACCGAGAGATGAAAGAGTTTTCACTCCAGAGATTGGTAGAGTTACTGGTTCTTTCTATTTAAGAGGAACTAACTCAAGTCCAATTAGTGGTACTTTAGATATCTACCCATCAATGTCGGTTGACCCTGAGACAAAAGAACCATTTTATTATATGTTCTACGTTACTGATTCGTTTGATAGAAGAATCGATATTGTAGTAACTGATAAAGACAACAACATTGTAGATAGTGGTAGACCTGGTGAGGAAGTTTCATATTTCGTACCAATAGAACGAAAACAATTAACTACAACATTTACATATACTGAGGATATCACATCAGCATCGATTTCAGTAGATAAAACATTTTTTTCTGTACCTGATGGATTACCTGGTGTAGATTCTATTATAGTTGATATAGACCCAAGACCAGTAGTTCTTAATGCAGACCAACGAGGAAATGTATTTAACTATTCAAATGCAGATACAACAATTACTGTAACACAAGGTAGATTACCACTTATATTTGATGATACAAAAAAACCTGGTACATTTACTACATCATCAATAACTCCTTTAGGGATTGAGTATACAACTTTTGATGAAATTCTTGGAGACGCAACAATGTCTTTAAGTGGTTTCCGAAGAATGACAGACCTAACAGCAAGTGTTACATATGATTTGGAAATCCATCCATACTTTACGGGTTCATTTTATACACAAAGTTTTGTTCAACAGTTTAAGAAAACACTAGAAGGTGCAGATGCAATCAATATAGAATTAGACCCAGTGTCAGTAACAATAGATGCAGAAGAAAACGGAGGAATAGTTGACTTTAGTTCTGCAAATACAACATTGAGAGTTAAACAGGGTGATACTTACATGGAGTTTAGTACATCTTCTTTAGTTTTACCTGGTACATTTAGTGCGTCTCTTTCTCCAAACCAAATATCAATTGGTACATTCTCATCTTCAAATGATAATTCAACTGAAAGAAATTTAGATGATACACTACATTTTAGAGACTTTAATAACTTTTTAACTGATAGTGGTAGTGTTGATTACCAAATTAAAATATATCCATTCTCAATTACAAGTGGAATATTAAGTGGGTCTCAAACCGTAAATAGAAAACAACTATTTTCAAAAAATAAAGAAGGTATACGAGCAAGAAGTGTTGAACTATCAACCACAACCGAGGTAGCAAATTATGATAAGGATGGTATTATAACATCACCAGTAGACGCATCATCTTTAGAACCAACATCTATATTTCTTACAGCAACACCATTTAATATAACATCATCTCAAGCATATTATGAATTCTTTCAAGAAGGATTCGCAGTTACTTTTCCTGGTACAAACAATCAGTTTGAAGTTGGGTCTGGTGATTTACCTGCACCTGGTACAACTACAACGTATAGAGTTGATTTACGAGATGGTTCAATAAGTGGACCAGTATTCGCAAGTAAGGAAGTAACTATATCGGGTGTACAAAGTGGAGCAAATAATTATCAGGTATTTTTAACTAACCCATCACCAACAATTACAGTTAAGGTTGATGGAGAACTTGATTTAAGTACAACTGGTACTCAGATAAAAGCATTTAAGGGTACTCAAGAACTAACTAATGTTCAGAACTACTCTAGTCAACAACTTGATAATGTAGGTGACCCTATTGGTACACTTGGTGAGTTTTCTTCATCTATATTTAACTTAGATACATACATTACTCAACCAAGTTTCCCACAAGGAAACCCTGCGTCAGTAGGACCATTAACTGATTGGACTTTACCACAAGACAATCCAACTGCAACTGTAATTTACAAAGTTGATATTGAAAATGGTAGAGCAACTTATTTCTTATCACAATCAATAGCATCAACAAAAGAGGGTGATGTGGGTCCTGGTCTTGTGTTTAGAGGGCCTTGGACTGGTTCAATAGAATATATCTATAACAAAGAATCTAAACGAAGAGATTCTGTACTTTATTCTGAAAGTGGTAATGAACCATATGATACCTATTACGCAACAAAAGACAGTGGTTCTTCTTTTATAACTCCTAATGATTCATCACCTGGTGCAGGAGACGCTCAAGCACCAACAAGAGATGATGGTAGTGGTGGTAGAGAAGTAAATACTGATTATTGGGTATCACTTGGTCAAGAAGAATTCTTCGTAGCAGCAAAGTTAGCAATATTTGAAGAGTCATTTGTAAAAAATACACTTAATGTTGGTACACCACCAACTTCATACGCAGTCAATCCACAAATTACAATTGCAGGTGGTACTGATGAACCTTATATTGCAGTAGGACAAACGGGTACTATCGGATTCCAAGAACAAGGAATTTGGATGGGTATGTCCAATTCGGCAGGGGATGCGGGAACAAGTATCCTTCCAAAGATGTCAATGAAAAGTAACACCGTTAGTGGAAAGTATAAATCGTTAGAATGGAATGGTGAAACACTAACTATCAGAGGTGCACTTAGACAAACACCTGAAGGTGAGGTAGAAAGCAGAATTCTTGCAGCATGGAGTACTCTCGTAAGTGGGTTTTCTTTTATAGTAGGAGATACAACATCTAATAATGGTATAACTTGGGAATGTATCTTAGTTCATGATAAGGGTGTTGGTAACGATGAACCTGGTGTAGGTTCTTCATACACAACATATTGGCAAGAATCCAATTTGGCAGCAAAAACATTAAGATTAACCACAGATGGTCAATCTTTTGTAGAAGGAACAAATGGTGTACTAACTCCTGATTTTATTGAGTTTACTGCTAATAAAGAAAATATAGGAACTGCAACATCTTGGACAACTTCACCATCGGTAACTCTTTATGATGCATCAACTGGTGGTAGTTCAACCACAACTGGTGATACTGTTTATTTGAGAAAAGGAGATTTTGGTACAAACACCGCAGTTACTGTTACTGCTACTGCTGGTGGTAAATCTGATGAAATAACTGTTGTTAGACTCACAGATGGTTCTAATGCAATCACATCCGTATTATCAAATGAATCTCACACATTCCAAGCAAATTCTACTGGAACTATAACCAACTTTTCAGATAGTGGAACTGAAATAAATGCATATGAAGGAACAACTCCATTAACTTTCAAAAACCCAGACCAAAATATTGATATTAATGTTAATTTTGAAATACAGGGTCCTGGAAACGAAGGTCAAGGAGATGCGGTAATTACATTTAGTGAAAGTGATATAAGTTCAGGACAAGCATCGATGCTTCAACTGATGCAAATTCTTGCGGAGTTAGGAATTCTTTGGGTACATGATGTGAATGTTGATGGTGGTTTTCAATCCGAGGGAGTTGATGTACAAAGTGGATTCGATTACGCAAAAGTTAAAGCTATCAATAATACAAGTGGTACAAATTGGGAAGTAGTACTTTCAGATGAATACGAAATTAGTGGACAAGGTGCATCTGGTATCTTATTTGATTTTTGTGCATTTGATGGTGATAGTGATTATCAAATTCGTACAAGTAATCCTTCAGCATTGAATAATTCTGAATTCACAATTGAAGCATCATTATATAAAGGATTTACAGGTGGACAATTTCCAACAATTGGTGGAGGTGGTACTACAACGGGTACAATAGGAAATTTAACAAACTTTAGTACAGCCAATGGATTTATCAATCATGTACTAAAACATAAAAAAGCAAATGGTGATATTGTTAGACTTGTTAAGAAACAATCATTTACACGAGCAAATGCTGGTGTCGATGGTACTTCGGGAACTGCTGGAACTGCTGGTTCCTCTGGAGCAACTGGTGCACCTGGAGCACCTGGAGCAGGAGTAGTATTCAGAGGAGTTTATGATTCAACTAAACTTTACTTTCAATCTACTGAGAGAACTGATGTTGTAGAGGGTAGTGATGGTAATTACTATATAGTTGATAATTCAAATAAAAATGGATTAGATACTTGGGATAATCCAGTTGGTGGTAGTGATTGGACATCATTTGGAGCTCAGTTTAGTTCAGTTGCAACTGATATTCTTCTAGCTCAAGAAGTTTATGTAGACCAAACAATTAACATTGGTGCAGATAATACAGGAACTCCAACAATTGCATTAAATGCTGACGCAAGTAACAATAACGAAAATCCATTTATATCTATTGGGCAGGTAGTTCAAGATTTTGGAGAAGATGGAATATACTTAGGATACACGGGAAGTTTACCTGTTTTGTCAATGTCTACTGGTTCTAGATTTTTAAGATATAAAGATGGAGCAATTACATTATCAGATGCATCATTTACTGGTACTGGTTCTGCAATTATAGGACCATCACTATTCATAGGAGAAACTGGACCAAATACAAATGAATATAGATTTACTGTTGATATACTTGGAATTGTTTCGGCATCAGACGCAAATATAGCAGGTACGGTTCAAGCAAGTTCTGGTAAAATTGGTGAATGGATTATTGATGAGACAACAAATACACTTAGAGATGATGGTAATGAAATTATATTAAATCCAGGTGATGCTGACATAGGGATACCACCTAGTATAAAAATATTTAGTCAGTCATATGAAGAAGTGGATACAAGTGCACCTAGAAGTATGTCTGTATTTGTTGAGAATAATGCGTTCGCCATAGGTCTTAGTTCTGATGTCACTGAATCCAAAGCTTCTCTTAACTTAATCATGTCAGAGTTTTTACCATTTACTCCAACCCAAACCCGACTGGAGCAACAGGCCCCTGCAACAGATAATGGTGGTAGTTATTACTTTGATTTATCTCACCCATCAATGTTAAATCAGTTATTTAGTTTCTCAGTTAGAGAAGATGGTATTGGTACATATGGTGGTAGGTATAATAGACCAACAACTTTAGATACAAGTAACATTGAAAACCAACCATTCTTAATCCAAACCTCAAGTGCATTACCAGGTAATGCGGGTGCATATCTTACGATATTTCCATCTGAAAGTTTTGACCTTTTTGGTAATTCACCAGTATTAGGAGCATCTAGACCGTCAACCAATTTCTATTATTATAATGAAAATGCAACTGGTTATGGGGCACCTGTTCAATTATATGAAGCAGGTTCGAACCCATCAGAGTTGATTCCGGTATCAAGTAGAGAACAAATACGAATAGATTCGGTTTCGGATTTCTCATCAACAGCAGCACTAAACACAAGTTTTACATGGTCTGGTTCCGCAGCAACCTCTGTTGGAGGTCTTCGAAGTAATATATCCGCAACCTCTACTAGTAATGGTAAAACTTTTGCGAAAACAACAGGAACTTCAATACCATCAAACACTCCTATAACAATCTCAGCGGGTGTAAAAACATTTAAGGATATTACCATACCATATCTTCAGTTAAAACAAACTGGAATGACATCACCGCAAAATCCAACAATTGCTCAACCTTCCAATGACCCGGTCTTTTCAGGTGAGATACATGGGGGGATACAAGCATACCCATCTCCTCAACAACGAAGAGGTTCGGTTTATCTAGAAGTTATTAATAATGATGATGTGGTAATTGGAGAGACATTACTAAAAACTCTTTACACTTACGGTCCAACAAATTCATATTCCAATTATCAGGCAGAGGAAACATTTGGTGGTGGTGGTCAGCTTTCGGTAGTGGGTGATACTAAGATAACTTTATCGGATGGTACTACGAAGTTAGCAAAATATATTACCATCAATGATACGATTTTAGCATGGGATGATATAAATAAAAAATGGGTATCTGCTAAATTATCTAAAATTCATAAAAGAGATGTATCTAAAGTCTATAAAGTAACAACTACTGATGGAAAAGAGATTGAAGTTTCCAAAAATCACTGTTTTTGGTTATTTGGTACACAATTAAACAGTGGAAAGGTAAAAGTAACTAATTTATATGATGTTTATAAAAATCATACTGATTTACTAGAAGAAGATGGTTACCATGTTCGTATTAAAGATGGTGACTCTATAAAAGCAGTTAAAATAAGCAAAGTTGAAATAATTGAAAAAGAAGAAGAGGTAATAACCTTTAGTGTACCTCACTATGTAAACTATCTTTCAAATGGTATTATTTCTCACAACATCATCGGTGGGGATACTTTAGAATGGGTATATCAAATAATTGACGGAGCATCTTCAGGTGGAGGTAATAAATCTTCATCTTCAGAAACGGTTGAAAAAAGTATCTCTATTCAAGAAAGTGGACCTGCTAGACTTAGATATAGATGGGAAGTTGCATCTGCTTCTGGACAGAGTTTTTCTGTTACATCAGGTGGTGGGTTTACGGCTGGACCTTGGAACGTTCATACTACAACATTCAAAACAAATACCTCTACATCAAATTATACTGAAGAGTTTTTTAGTAATGGTGGTTATAGTTATGGAGGTTGGGACCAGGATATTACAGTTCAAGCAGAAAATAACTTTGTAGAAATAAGACCAGCAGGAATACAAGTTGTATCTAATAACGATAGATTTGTAAGAATTTTTAGAAGAGAATTGATTGATACTGCCACAAAATTATTAGAAGTAGGTGATGGTCATTTAGAAATTACATCAAGAGCATTTGCTGTTGACCCAGCAGCTTCAGCCTACGATGATACTAATGCACAAGCAATATTTGCAATGGGTAACATATTACCAATGAACCCTGATGTAGCTAGTACTAATAGTATAAGTGCAACTGGTGGAGTTTATAGACCATTTGCATTAGGTAAAGATGGAAATAGATGGAAATATCTAAATGGTATAGATATTAGTGGACTGGCAGTTTCACTTGTCAATTCTATAACAGGAACCACGGGTCAAACAACAGTCGTTAATAATAAAGATAGTTATGTAAAACTTCCTGGTGGTGTAATAATACAATGGGGAAGTGTTAATCAAGGTACTTCTTATGGTATAAAGAATGTTGGATTTCCAACTGAATTCCCAACCTCAATAAGTGCAGCTGTTTGTTCTACTCTAAGAAACTCAGCAGGTGGAAGTGGATTTAATCATGTATCTAATGTGGATAGGAATGGAATGGATATCATATTAGATGGAACATCTGGGTTTTGGATAGCAATAGGACATTAATAAAAAAATAAATTATGGCAATACAATATTTCGCACATTATGATACTGGTAGTGGTGATTACAAAAGTTATCATCCAACTGATATATGGACTGACTATGATTCTATACCAACTCCAAATATAGAACTAACTAAAGAGGAATGGATAGAAGCTAGAAGTAATATTAGATACAGAGTAATTGATGGTGTTCACACCGAAGTACCATTTACTACCGATGAAATAAACGCTGAACAATTACTTGGTATTAGAAATACACGAAACTCATTATTGAATGATAGTGATTGGGTAGTACTTCCTCATTCTCCTATTACTGGTTCTAAATTAGATGAGTGGGTTCAATATAGACAAGACTTGAGAGATATAACTTCACAAACTCCACCATATACACTCCCAACAAAACCAGAATAATTTTCGTTAAATAAAAAAAGTATATACTTATATATGTATACATAAAGTGGATTTAACATGGAACAAAAAACAGAACAATTAGAACAATCATTAGTTGAAAAACTAAAAGGAATTCAAGATGAACAAAACAATCTTGTAATTGCACTAGGTCAATTAGCAGTTCAGAGAAGACAATTTGAAAAAAGTCTTGATGAGTTGGATTCAAAGGAAGATGAATTTGGATTAAGATTAGATAAGTCAATCAACGAAATGAATCTTGAATTAGGTGAGATTGATAAAAAATATCCTAATGGACAAATTGATTTAGAAAAAGGAATTATTATTTTCTAAAATATTTGGTATTCAAATAATTTTTTCTTATATTTGTATTGTAGTGTATTTACACTATAAATAAATTTGTTATGGATAAAAAAAAGTTACTATATATTGCCCCCCATTTATCTACGGGAGGGATGCCACAATATCTTTTAAGACAAATAGAAAACTTTGTAGATGATTTTCATATACAAGTAGTAGAAGTCAACAATCATTCGGGAAATACGTTTGTAGTTCAAAAAAATCAAATAAATAGTTTGGTTAAATTACATACGTTGGGTGATGACAAATCTGAAATAGAATCTATTATAGAAAGTCAAACTCCAGACATTATTCATTTTCAAGAAATACCAGAACATTATCTTCCACATAACTCTTTAGAAAAAATATTTAATAATAAAAAAAGAGATTATAAAATAGTTGTAACCACACATGGTTCAAAAACAAATCCAAATGAAATAAGATTTCATGCAGACAAATATGTTTTAGTGTCTGAGTGGAGTAGAAGACAATTTGAACATTTGAATATAGACACCGATGTTTGGGAATATCCAATTATAAAAAAGAAAAAAAATCAATCTAAAGCAAAAAAAGAATTAAATCTTGAGCATGATTGGAAGCATGTAATCATGGTTGGTTTATTTACACCTGGTAAAAACCAAAGTGAAATTTTTAGAATAGCAAGACAGTTAGAAAAGTATAAAATAAAATTTCATTTCATTGGTAACCAAGCAGGAAACTTTGAACATTATTGGAAACCCCTAATGGATAATAAACCAAATAATTGTATTGTTTGGGGAGAACGAGATGATGTTAGTAGTTTTTACGAAGCAGCCGATTTATTTTATTTTAGTTCAACATTAGAACTAAACCCACTATCAGTTAAAGAAGCGTTGGAGTATTCATTAAAATCAATATTTAGAAAGTTAGAGACTTATTTAGATACTTACGATAATAATCCATTGGTTACTTACATTGATGATGATTTATTAAAAACAAAAAAGACAATTATAGAAATACTTAAACCAGAGTTTAATGAAATTCCTGGTTGGTTTTCATATGAAAAGGTGTACAAAAGAATGGTCAATGAGTTTAATGACAATTCTACATTTGTTGAACTTGGTTCTTGGATGGGTAAGTCATCAAACAAAATGGCAGAGTTAATTAAAAAATCTAAAAAAAATATTAATTTTACTACTATTGATACTTTTTCTGAATATAAAGAAAACTCTAAACAAAGTATTGTAAATGATTTTGATGGAGACATTTATTGTGATTTTATAGATAACACATTAATTTCAAACAACAAAGATTCATTTAATGTTATAAAAGACACCTCAGAAAGTTCAGTAAAATTATTTGAAAATAACTCTATTGATTTTATGATGATAGATTCTGATTATCAATCAACAGAAGAAAATCTGAATATATGGTATCATAAAATAAAACCAGGTGGAATTATAGCAGGTGATGATTTTAATGTATTTAATGAGGTCAATAAATCAGTTGAAACGTTTTTTTATAATCAAGTTGCAATTGATGGTCATTCTTATATGAGAAGAAAACCAAGAATTCAAGTTAAACACTTATTAACAAGACCTGATGACTTACGAGAAACTATATCACATAACTCATTAAAACAATTAGAAAGATATGGTATGGTTTACGAACCAATTATAAATGAAGTCTATGATGGATTCGCACCAAAAGAATTTTGTAGAAGACCAGACCATCTCAGTAAAGATAATAAACCAGGTGAACTTTATCCAGGTGCTGGTTTGGGTTGGATTACTGGTAGACATTATGGTTGTTATCTTGCTCATAAAACCGCAATAGAAACAATAGATACTGAAAATTTTGATTATACATTAATATTTGAAGCAGATGGATACTTGAGTGTTGGACTTGAAGAATTTACTAATATTGTACACAAGGCATGTTTTATTTCAGAAAGAGATAAAGTTCCTTTTTTATCTTTTGCAAATAATGGGTCTCAATATAAAGAAGTGATAGATGATTTATTTACAAAGACAGGTCATAATCAAAATCTTGCTCATTGTTATCTGATACCAAATAGAGAAAAAAGTTGGTGGGTTGATAGAATAAACGATTGTGAGTGGGATGTTGGTGACCTTTGGTTTAATCATGTTTTTTACACACACCCAAGACCAAGATACACTACAAATAAAGTATATTCACTTCAAGCAGATGGTTTTTCTCTTTTAGATTTATACGATAAAAAATGGTCATAAATGATTTACGATAATATAAAAATAAATAAAAATAATATTAAACAACTACCAAGTGTAGATGGTGATACATTTAACATTCATTTTGTAAATGGTCCATATGTAGAGGTTGTTGGTAATAGTGATAACGAATATTTAGTAAAATTTGTAAATCAAAAAAATGGACAAACTTTATACGAAAACAAATTAAAGGCAGGTCATTGGGCTAAATCAAATTATGAATATTTTATAGATTGGAAAATTGATATTTACCATGGTGATGATTTGGTTCATACTCACAAAATTAATCTAAAAAATAAAAAAGTATTTATTGCATTTGATTCAAAAGCACTTGGTGATACATTAGCATGGTTTCCATATATAGAAACTTTTAGAAAAAAGCATAATTGTGAATTAATTGTATCAACTTTTCATAATTATTTATTTGAAGAACACTACCCAACACTAAAGTTTGTAAATCCTGGTTCAACCGTACATAACCTATATGCTATGTACAAGTTAGGAATTTATTATACTGATAATAATAATCCAAACCCTTTATTAAATCCAAATAACTTTTTAGAACAACCTTTACAAAAAATGGGGTCTGATATTTTAGGACTTGATTATGTAGAAATAAAACCTAAAATCTCAAATAAAAAAATTAAAAAAGATGATAAGTTAATTACGATTGCTTTTCATGGAACTGCACAACCAAAATATTGGAATAATCCAACTGGTTGGCAAGATGTGGTAGATTGGTTAAATGATAAAGGGTATAAAGTAAAATTACTTTCACGAGAAGAGAGTGGATATATGGGTAACTACCACCCAGATGGTATCAAAAAACACCCAGAGGGAAGTTTACAATCGGTTATGAATCAAATGGAAAAATCTAAAGCATTTATTGGTATTGGTAGTGGATTAAGTTGGTTAAGTTGGGCATTAGGAACAAAGACAGTTTTAATCAGTGGGTTTTCAGAAAAATGGGCAGAAATGCAAGATTGTATAAGAATCGGTGCACCTAAAGATAAATGTGGTGGGTGTTTTAATAAACATAGGTTAGATGCAGGAGATTGGAATTGGTGTCCAGAACATAAAGGAACAGAAAGACATTTTGAGTGTACTAAATCAATAACTTCTAATATGGTAATTACTGAATTAAAAAAGTTCTTATGAAAAAAGTTTGGGTGAATGGTTGTTTTGATGTCTTACATCATGCTCATTTTAGATTATTAGAACACGCAGCTAGTTTTGGTGAACTATTGGTAGTAGGAATAGACTCTGATAAACGAGTTAAAGAACTTAAAGGTGATGATAGACCCTTTCACTCACAAGAGGAAAGAAAGTACAACTTAGAAAGAATAAAGGGTGTTAAACGAGTTGTGATATTTGATTCATCTGAAATGCTAGAACAATTAATAAAAACATTTGAACCAGATGTCTTTGTAATTGGTTCTGATTATAAAAATAAATCTATAATAGGTGGACAATACGCAAAATCAATTGTTTATTTTAATAGAATAGATAATTTTAGTACAACAAAAATATTAAACAATGAATAAGGTTTTATTAATAGGAGAACAATGTGATGATATCTTCATTTATGGAGATACACCAAGGTTATCACCAGAAGGACCTGCTCCTGTATTTATTCCTTTAAGGACAGTTAGTAATGGTGGAATGGGATTGAATGTATTGAGTAATCTTACATCACTAAAATTAGAAGTTGACTTTATTACACATGAATCTACTATAAAAAAGACAAGACACATTCATGAAGCATCAAACAGTTTACTACTAAGAATAGATGAGGAAGAACGAATAGATAGAATAACCGATGCACAACTTCTTTCTATTAATTATTCTGATTATGATATGGTTGTAATCTCTGATTATAATAAAGGGTTTTTAACGGAAGAAGTTATTAGTTTTATCTCATTCAGACACCCAAATGTAATTTGTGATACGAAAAAACAATTAGGGGATTGGTGTGAAAATTTACGATTTATAAAACAGAACCGTTCAGAATTTCAAAATAGTATAGAATATATTAATGACAATGGGTGGTTGGTAGAAAAATTAATAGTTACATTAGATAAAGATGGATGTATGTATCATGATATAGTATATCCAACCGAACAAGTAGAGATTATGGATATCTCAGGGGCTGGTGATACATTTGTAGCAGGATTTGTGAAAGAGTTCTTAGATACTAACGATATTCCAAAATCAATACAATTCGGAAATCGATGTTCAGCACAAGTTGTACAAAAACGAGGTGTTACAACAATAGATTACGAAAACTTATAATTTATATATTTATATACGAATATTCAAAAACAAAAATTAATTAATTTATAGTAATATGGCAAACGAAGAAAAACAACAAATTGAATTAGTAACAGTTACCTTAGATGAAGGTGTTATTAAACCGATTGTAGACCAAAATAATAAACTAAATCAAGCAGTAAATAGTTTCGGTCAATTATACATCCGTGAAAAGGAGTTAGGTGAAGAATTGGAATTATTACACTCTGACAGAGATAAACTTGAAAATGACTTCAAATCTGACAATCAAGAAATGAGAAAGATGATTGCAGCACTTGAGAAAGAATATCCAAGAGGACAATTAGATTTACAAAAGGGCACTATTACATATAACCCTGCAGTGTTGGAACAAATGAAGGAACAACTAAAGAATCAAGATATTCCAGCAACTGAATTACCAAAAGAATAAAACTCTATATTTATATAGTACAAAGGAAATAGTACTATATCAGATGAACGAATTATCTCAATTCTTAATAGAAAGTATTTTAGGAGAAACGAGCAGTGTAGACAACAAAGTTGTAGTCTATGCTGGTCGTTTTCAACCTTTTCATAAAGGTCATTACGCAACCTATTCCCACTTAGTAAAAAAGTTCGGAAAGAATAATGTGTATATCGGTACATCCAATAAAACCGATAATGATAAATCCCCATTCAACTTCAAAGAAAAGGTAATGATTATTACCAAAATGTTTGGGATTCCAAAAAACAAAATTTTTCAAGTAAAAAATCCTTATGTACCAACTGAGGTACTAACGAAGTTTGATAAAGATACAACTGCGTTTATTACTGTTGTAGGTAAGAAAGACGCTGGTAGATTAGGTAGTGGGGGTAAGTTCTTTACACCTTATAAAGATAACTTAGATTTCGAAGGATATGAAGATAAGGGATATGTTTACATCGCTCCCCAACAATCTAATCCTATAAGTGGAACTGAAGTTCGTAATGGATTATCAGCAGGTTCAGATGAAGATAAGAAAGATTTCTTTTCAAAAAGAGCATATCCAAAATTTGATAAAAAGATATTTGATTTTATAACAAATACATTAAACGAAGAATTTAGTATTTCGGAAGAACTATTACAAAATTGGTTAATAATTGAGGGTAGTGATTTAATTAAAGAAGCCTCACAAGTTTTAGGTTCATCTGAAGTTGATGATGGTCCAAACTTTTTATTTCCATCTTATACAACATTCGATAGAGTTTCTCAAAAACGAGCAGAAGAAATAGGATACACTGTTTTATCACAAATTATGAGTGATGACCTTACCGATATAGACCCACATCCAATTTATCCCGATGGACCTGTAAAAGCAGTAACTCCATTCCCAGCAGGTGTTGCTGGTAAAACAACCGCAACCAACCAAAAAGATTTTTACGGTTCAGATGCATATGATAAATGGTTCAAGCATGTGACAAGAATATCTGGGTTAGTTGGATATTCATTAGTTGACTTTATTGAATTGGCAGATGAAAGAGATGAGTCATTACGAGATTTAGATAAAGAAAAAGAAGAAGTAACTAATGTAGTGGGAGAGTCTTATGAAAAAACAGAAAATAATGATACTTCAATTAACTGTGAAAAATGCGACCATCAGTGGGAAATAGAAACAAATGATACTCAGAAATATTTATGCCACAATTGTGGATTTGACAATCAATCAAAAGAGTATGATTTGGAAAAATTTGAAGCATGGAAAAAATCAAACAATATTAATGAAGACATTAAACTTCCAGTAAATGTTGGTGATACTATTCTAACAGGTAGATTTAAGAATAAAAAGACAGTTGTTAAAACTATTGGTAAGGATGAACATGGAATGCCAACAATCAATGGTAGAAAAGTTGTAAACTTCAGAATCTTAAAAGAAGGTATACAAGTTCAGTTAGATGAAATCCCTATGGCTGATTTACAAAAGATTGACCAGTATGCTGACAAACAACTTAATCCAGTAGATGTGGTTCTGACTGATAAACATTTCTTCGATAGATTAACTGACCCAAGAAATAAAAAAGAAATATCCCAAGCCGAATTAATCGGATTCTTTAAGAGGTTAGGAAAAAAGAAAAAAGATTTCTTAAACTTTCTTAATTTGTATGGACAGATTGTAGCAAAAGATAATAGAACAAACCTTAACATTCCATTTATGAAACAAGCAAACAAAGTGATTGCTAAAACCATAATGAGAAAAGATGATTTCAAAACACCAGACCCAAAATATAAATTCGAAGGTGTGAATGATTTCTTTTATATAAAAGAAAACAAAGATACTGACAGTCCCTTTAATGACTTTGCTAAAGGTAGAGGAAATGGAGCTGGAACAATTTCTAGTAATGCAAAAGAAAAAGGTGGCGATTCACTATTAACACACCATCATTTTGATGTAAAACTTCCTTACTATGAAAAAGCATCAAATGGTAAATTTGACTTAGAACAAGCTAAAGAAGAATTCAAAGAAACTCATGAAAAAATTAATTTCAATATGAAAGATATTGATTTTCAAGAAGAAATGGGTAGACTTGAGGTTTTGGGTGAATTAATTATAAAATATAGTTCACTCAAAGAATATGTAATGTTTAAGAGTAACATACAATCAACTCCAAGTAGAAAAGGTTTAGGAGATAGTGAATTGGATGAACTCGTACCATACGCATTAGGTGGTGGTATTACTGAATCATTGATTTTGGAAGGAGGTGCTTATGGACATATGAATCACCCATTCGATACCGAAATAAATTTAACTTTTGGACAACTTAAAGATATTGTAAATAAAGCATTAGAAGGAAACTTAGATTTAGCTAGAGAAAAGACAGATGGTCAAGCATTAGCAGTTAGTTGGAGAGATGGAAGATTAGTTGCGGCAAGAAACAAAGGACATTTGAAAAACAAAGGAGAAGGTGCATTAGATATTAATGGTGTGGCAATGAAGTTTGCTGGTAGAGGAGAATTGGAAAAGGCATACAACTTCGCAATGAAAGATTTAACGAAAGCAATATCTAAGTTGAGTGAAAAACAAAAAGATAAGATTTTCAAAGGAGGAGCATGTTTTATGAATTTGGAAGTAATCTATCCAACTTCTGTTAATGTAATACCATATGGACAAGCACTATTAGTATTCCATGGAACAATGGAGTATAATGAAGATGGTGTTGCTATTGGTGAGAACCAAGACGCAGCAAGAATGTTAGCAGGAATGATTAAACAAGTAAATGCAGATGTACAATCAGCATATACTATTTCTGGTCCTCCAATTAATCAATTACCTAAATCAAAAGATTTAAGAAAACTAAAAGGTCCTTACAATTCTAAAATTTCAAAATTACAATCTAAATTCAAATTAAAAGATACCGATGGAATTGCTGATTATCATCAAGCATTTTGGATGGATTTTGTAAATAAAAAATCTCCAACTAAGTTAGATAATAGAACTTTAATGGGATTAGTTAAGAGATGGGCATTCTATGATAAATCATTTAGATTAGATAAGAAGAATTTTAGTGATGAGAAAACTTTGGAATGGGCAAAAGGAATTGATAAGAATGACCATGCTAAAATGGCTAAAGATAATATTAGACCATTCGAAGATATCTTCTTAGGTATCGGAGCAGATATACTTTCATTTATGAGTTCAGTATTGGCTGCTAACCCTGATAAAGCAGTTAGGGATATGAAAAAGAGATTGGATAAAACAATCCAAGATGTTAAGAAATCAGGTGATGTTAAGAAAATTAATAAACTTAAATTAGAACTACAAAGGTTGAACGCTATTGGTGGTACTGATAAGATAGTTCCTAATGAGGGAATCGTATTTGTATATGGTGGTAAGACATTCAAACTAACAGGAACATTCGCACCTCTCAATCAGATTCTCGGTTTATTTTACGAATAGTAAAAAACTTAATACTTATATATACAGATATATAAGTTACGATTTTATGACTGAGAAAAAATTCAATAAAAAATATATGCACCCAACTCGTAGAAAGTTGGTTAACATGATTCAAACTGGTGAGTATGATAAAGATACTCAAATATCATTATCCAATATCAAAGAAACAACAAAAAGAAATGTTGGTGATATATGGGAAGAAAATGGTGTAGTTTGGGAACAAAAATCATATGGTAGAGTAAAACAGTCTAAAGCATCTTCGGAGTTATCAAAGGTTAGAAAATATTTAGAAGAACAAACCAAAGGTAAGGGGGATAATTGTGAAAACACAAAATATTCAGATGCCGATAAAAAACTAATAAAGAAAACTGGTTTTTGTGGAGCTTGTTTATCAAGTAGAGAAACACAAATAAAACTTGATGGTATGTGGGAATTTTATAATGAGTATAAGATATATTCTAATATGGCAGCACACGGTACTGAAGTTTTAGAAAAGTGGAATCAAGCATTGAATGAAGTTAAAAATATTCATGAATATGTAAATGATGATGGTTCTATTGAGAAGTGGACATCTAATGAAGATGTTAAAGTATTAAGAGAACAAATAGAGTCTGATATAGAAAATGGTAAAAAAGAACTTATCGAAGTTATAGAAAAAAGAAACGCTGCCTACGAGAAATTAAAACCTATGAATTATGAGTTGGTTAAAGAAATTTGATTTGAAAACAATAATGATAATGGCACTATGTGTGGTATTGTTATTAAGAAGTTGTGGTGGTGAAGAAGGGGAAAAAGAAATAGTAAATGTAGATGGTAAAGATTATGAATTGTTAGAACAAAAAGTTGATACTATTGTTGTAGAGAAAACAGTTAAAGTTCCAACATATGTACCAAAGTACATTACTAAAGTAGTAACTGAAACTGTTGAAGTTGAAGTTCCTATCGATATTGATACATTGAAAATTGTAGAAGATTATTTCGCAAAGTACGAAGTAAAGGATACACTTAATCTTACATATGATTTTCCAAAAGGTGTTACTGATTCATTAGGAAAGAAACCAAATCCAACTTTAGGATATGGTATCCTAACTGATATCATTTCACAAAACCAAATCCAATCAAGAGATGTGGATTGGTTCTTCCAAATCCCAACTGTGTATAACACAACAATTGTAAAAGAATTACCAAAGAATGAATTTTATTGGGGATTGAATGGTGGTTTCAACAAAGAAGATATAATCAGTAATGTTGGAGCTGGGTTAATCCTAAAAAATAAAAAGAATAATTTATATCAATTGGGTATAGGTATTCAGAATAATTCTAATACCTCACAATTAGCACCATTTATTACTGGTGGTATGTATTGGAAAATAGGAAAAAAATAAATTTAGTTTGGCTAAGAAATCATCATTAAAAGAAATAATTAAGATTGAGTATCAGAAGTGTGCTTCTGACCCAACCTATTTCATGCGTAAATATTGTATGATTCAACATCCTGTTAGGGGTAAAATTCCTTTTCACCTATATCCTTTCCAAGAAGAAACTCTAAATGAGTTCAAAGACCATAGATATAATATCATTCTTAAATCCAGACAAACTGGTATATCGACTTTAACGGCAGGATTCTCTTTATGGAAAATGTTGTTTAACGATGACTTTAATTGTTTAGTAATTGCAACAAAACAAGAAGTTGCCAAAAACTTGGTAACAAAGGTTAGAGTAATGAATAGTTATCTTCCTTCTTGGTTAAAGTTAACAACTATTGAAGATAATAAACTATCCCTTAGATACTCAAATGGGTCTCAGATAAAAGCAACATCAGCAGCAGGAGATGCAGGTCGTTCTGAAGCACTATCCCTTTTAGTATTCGATGAGGCAGCATTCATTGATAAGATTGAAGAGATATGGGTATCGGCACAATCTACATTATCTACTGGTGGTAACGCAATTATTTTATCTACTCCAAATGGTGTAGGTAACTTCTTTCACAAAACTTGGGTAGGTTCTGAAGATGGTACTAATGGATTTAATAATATTAGACTACATTGGTCAGTTCATCCAGAAAGAAACCAAGATTGGAGAGATGAACAAGAAACTCTATTAGGACCAAAAGGAGCAGCACAAGAATGTGATTGTGATTTTGTATCTTCTGGTGATTCGGTAATTGACCCACAAGTACTTCAATTTTATAAGGAAACTTATGTACAAGAACCTTTAGAAAAAACTGGTTTTGATGGAAACTTATGGAAATGGCAATTCCCAGATTACAATAAATCATATATGGTTGTTGCCGATGTTTCTAGAGGAGATTCATCGGATTATTCAGCTGCTCATGTAATTGATGTTGAAGATTCTGAACAAGTTGCTGAGTATAGGGGCAAACTAGATACAAAAGATTTTGGTAATTTTTTAGTTGCATTAGCAACTGAATATAATCAAGCATTACTTGTAATTGAAAACGCAAATATTGGTTGGGCAACTATTCAACAAGTGATTGATAGAAACTATCCTAACTTATATTACATGAGTAAGGACTTGAAATATGTAGATGTTGAACACCAACATTCGAATAGATACAGGTCACAAGATAAAGGAATGATTGCAGGATTCTCAACTACATCAAGAACTCGACCTTTGATTATTTCAAAGTTAGAGGAGTATATAAGAGAGAAATCAATTATAATACGTTCAGTTAGAACTATTGATGAATTATTCACATTTATATGGATGAATGGTAGAGCAGAAGCAATGCGTGGATATAATGATGACTTAACAATGTCATTAGCAATATCACTATGGGTTCGTGATACCGCACTTAGATTAAGACAAGAAGGAATTGATTTAACTAAACAAGCAATCAACAGTATTTCATCTTATACTTATAGTGGAGTATATGGTTCAACTGATGTTGATGAAAATCCATGGCAGATGAAAATTGGTGAGGATAATGTAGAGGACTTAACTAAATGGTTATAAAATAAAAGTTTTATATTTATATAGTATAGGTTAAATAGGGATTAAGTATGAAAAATTATTCTAAAGAACTTTATAATGAATTCAAATTATCAATAGATGAAACTATCGAAGAATACGATGTTGAAAACTATCAAGATTTGAAAGAGTTTGTTCACTTTCTAAAAAACATAAAAGAGGACATTACTGAAGCAGAATATCAAGGTAGAGATATTAAGTTAAACAAACCGATGGCTGGTGATGTAAAGAAGTTCAAAGTGTATGTTAAAAATCCAAAAGGAAATGTTGTGAAGGTTAACTTTGGACATGGTGGAACATCTGCAAAAAAAGCAGGTGAGAAAACTATGAGGATTAAGAAAGATAATCCAGACCGAAAAAAAGCATTTAGAGCAAGACATAATTGTGATACACCAGGACCAAGACATAAGGCTAGGTATTGGAGTTGTAAAGCATGGTAAATAAATAAAGGTTATAAAATAAGAAAATAAAATGGCAGAAGCACAAAACAATAGTTCATTCTTTCAAAGATTAACAAAACTTTTTTCTACTCAAGCAATCGTAAAGGTTGATAAAGATGGAAAAAGGAGAGTTGTTGATACTGATGATAGACAACAAGGTGGTACTAATCTTATGAATATAAGAGATAGGTACACTAAACTACAAAGGTCTTTTTATGGAGACCAGATGGCAGCTCAATCAATGGCATACCATCAAGTTCGTAGAGAACTTTTTAGAGATTATGATGCAATGGATAATGACCCAATTATCTCATCAGCATTAGATATCTACGCAGATGAATGTACACTTAAAAATGAATTTGGAGAAGTTGTACAAATAAAATCAAAAAACGAAAAAATAAAAGAAATACTAGAAAACCTTTTCTATGATGTTTTGAATATAGAATTTAACCTATGGTCATGGACACGAAATATGGTAAAGTATGGTGATTTCTTTTTACTACAAGAAATTCAACCAGGTGTTGGTATTCTTAATGTAAAACCACTTCCTGTTTATGAACTTGAAAGAATGGAAAATACTGACCCAAATAATCCAAACTATGTAAAGTTCAAATTAAACCATGACCCCGCAGGTAAAGGTGAATATGAAAACTATGAGGTAGTACACTTTAGATTATTATCAGATACTAACTTCTTACCATATGGAAAAGCAATGATTGAAAATGGTAGAAGAATTTGGAAACAAGTTTCTCTTATGGAAGATGCTATGTTAATTCATAGAATCATGAGAGCACCAGACAAGAGAGTTTTCAAAATTGATATTGGTAACATTCCTCCACAAGAGGTTGATAACTATATGCAAAAAATTATTAGTAAAATGAAAAAAACTCCATTCGTAGATAAAAGAACTGGAGATTACAACTTAAAATATAATATCCAAAACCTAACTGAAGATTTCTTTTTACCTGTTAGGGGTGGTGATAGTGGAACTCAAATAGATTCATTAGGTGGTTTAGAATATACTGCTATTGATGATATCGATTACTTAAAGAATAAACTATTCGCAGCTCTAAAGATTCCAAAAGCATATTTGGGATATGATGAGAATGTAAATGGTAAAGCAACTCTTGCTGCAGAAGATGTAAGATTCGCAAGAACAATCGAAAGAATACAAAGAACTTTAATATCAGAATTAACTAAGATTGCAGTAACTCATTTAGCTGCTCAAGGTATTGAGGGAACTGATATGGTAGATTTTGAATTAGACTTAGTTAATCCATCTACAATCTATGAGCAAGAAAAAGTAAATCTTTGGAGTGAAAAGGTTAGATTGGTTTCTGATATTCAACAACTAAATATGGTATCTAAAGATTGGACATATAAAAATATATTTAACTTTAGTGAAGATGAAGTTGATTCCCAAAAAGAACAACTTATTGATGACCTAAAAGATAGGTTCAGATATCGTTCAATTGAGGATGAAGGTAACGACCCTGCAATGGAAGCAGAACCTACTGATATTGAAGATGAATTGGAAGAATTAAAGACTGAGTTAAAAAACAAAGGTGGTAGACCAAGAGAGGGAAACACCTATGGAAAAGATAAACATCCACTTGGGAGAGACCCACTTGGTAAAAAAGAAAATCAAAAAGCGTTAAAGAAAACTGAAAGTAAAGTTAGTAAAACTACGCAAAAAGTTGCGAAAGAATACGTTAACGGAGTTTCAGCAAAAAGAAGGTTGATGAGTGAAAACGGAGACTTCTTAGATGACGCAAATTTGATTGATGAATAAAAATTTAGGAAATCAAAATTAACTTATATTTATATACGATGTATGCTATCGTATATTCATATATTATTATAGGATAAAAACACAATGAAGAGGGTAAAACATTCAAAATTTAAGAATACAGGTATACTGTTTGAACTTCTCGTAAGACAAATTACGTTAGAAGTTCTTAATGGTGATACCACGGAAAAAGCTAAAAAAATCGTAAGTGAGTTTTTTAGTCCAAAAACAGAGTTAAACAAAGAGTTGAGATTATACGAACTTCTTATGAAGGAAAAGTATAGTTCAGAATCCAGAGCTGAAAAGTTCATTGATACTGTTAACGAAGCTCATAATCGTATTGACCAGAAACAATTACATAAAGAGAAGTATAATCTAATTAAAAAGATTAACGAATCATTCAATATGGATGAATTCTTATCTTCTCCTATATCTAATTATCGTTTGATGGCATCTATCTATAAGATTTTTGAATCTAAACAGATGAATAACTACGATGTTAAGGATGTATTCAATTCAAAAATTACCCTTATTGAAAGTATTACATCTAATACAGCAACTAAAACTCAATTAAAAAAAGATAAATTAGTTGAATCTTATAAAAAACAAGAAAAAGATTTAAGATTACTTACTTATAAAATTTTAGTAGAAACTTTCAATAAAAAATATTCTAACTTAAATGAATCGCAAAAATCTTTATTAAAAGAGTACATCAATAATTTAACTAATACAACTGGATTCAAATCGTATGTAACAAAACAGATTCCAACTATTATAAAAGAATTAAACTCAATTGAATCTAAGGTTACCGATAAAGTAACTAAAATTAAGTTAAAGGAAACTATTTCTGTTTTATCTAAAGTTAAGATTGGTAAAAATGTTTCGGATAATCATGTTTCATCAATAATGATGTCATATGAATTAATAAAAGAATTGAAGAGTAAACTATGAATCTGAAAGAATTAATTGAAGATTTAATTGCAGAAATAGAGCAAGAAAACTTAGATGTTGATGAGGCAACCACTACTGGTAATGTAGCAGGTTATAATACCCCAAATGCATTTACAGATACCGATGGGACTGATGATGAAGCAGAGTCTGATGTAGACCATATTATTAAAGTAAGTGGTGGTTATACTAAAGTTAATGAGAATCGTTGGAATGAACTTAGAAAATCTGATGGAACTCCAAAACAAAAAATTGGTTTAGGGATTAGAGGAATCAACAAACAACTTTCAGAAATGGAATCATTTCTAAAGTGGTATGGTAAGATTAAACAAGAAAGTGGATTAAAATCCGAAGACCAATGGAAACGAACACAAAGTCATCTCTTTAAGATAAGAGAAAGGTTAAATAGAATATCAAAATCGATATCGGAACTATAAAACAAGATTGGCAATTATGAATATTACCAGAGAAGACATCAAAGAAACACTTAGACAGATTATGTCAGAAGAATCTGACTATCAAAAATTTTTTAGAAAAACTTTAGAAAAAGCAGGTAAATCTATTCCATCAATGTCAGATGAAGAAAAGAAAGAGTTCTTCAATAAAATTGATAAGGCATGGAGTGGAAAGGGTGAAAAGAAAAACGAAGGTAATGCCTTTGGTGCTGCTGTTACTAAAGCAAAAGAAAAAGGTGAAGATGAATTTGAAGTTGATGGTAAAACATATAAAGTTGAATCAGTAAACGAAGGTAATCTTAAACTTTCATCATCTGCCAAAAAGTATTGGAATACTCCATCAAAAAAATTATTTGGAGGAGGATATAACCTATACGATAATATACCACCGTCTCAATGGAACACACATCCTGAAATCATAGATGGATATGGAAAAAACGCAGGAGCTGATATATTCAAAGGATTTATACGAGATAATATAGATGGAAAGGGATATCTTGACTCAAAGATTGCAAAAATGATTGGATTACCAACTAATGTTTCTATTATAGATTACTTGAACGATGGTGGTAGTGGATTGAATGGAAATAAGAATTTCAAAAAATTTAACAATTGGTTCAGTGCTTTATATGATATCTATGAAGAGATGGAAAAAAAGTTTGGAAAAGTTAAAGCAGAATCAGTAAACGAAGGTAGAGCATTTGTGCAAGCTGCAAGAAAAGCAAAAGAAGAAGGTAAAACCGAATTTGAGTTTAATGGTAAAACTTATCCTGTAACTCTTAAAGAAACAACAATTTCTGAAAGAAGATTGGGAAAAGTTGATTTATTGAGAAGTGTTGAAGATGGTGAAACCTCAAGAGTTGAAGGAGTTAAAATTTCAAAAGATTTAGCATTTGAATTAAGAATGTTTTTACAAAGACCTCTTTTAGCAAGAACAAGAACTGGTATTGCTATTGATAATGCACAAATGAAAGATGCAATTTCTATGTTAGCAAAAGTTGGTGTACATAAAAGATTATCTTCTGGAGTGAAGAAGGAATTTGCAGATTTACTAAAAAAATATAAATAAGGATAACCAATATGAAGAACCTATTAATAGAAACAAACTTATTTGAAGGAAAGGTGAACGAAGATTCATCAGGGAGAACTATGGTTAAAGGTATCCTTCAAAGAGCAAGTGCAGAAAACCAAAATGGTAGAGTGTACCCAAAAGAAATATTACAAAGAGAAATAAAAAAGTACGAAACACTTATTAAAGAAAGAAGAGCATTAGGTGAATTAGACCACCCAGACTCTTCGGTTATCAACCTAAAGAATGTATCACATAATATTAAAGAAATACATTGGGAAGGTGATGATGTGGTAGGTACAGTGGAAATCTTACCTACTCCTTCTGGTAATATTCTAAAAGAATTATTAAGAGCAGGAATCCTTTTAGGTATCTCATCAAGAGGTATGGGTTCTACTCAACCAATAAAAGATAACAAACTTTTAGTTGGTGAAGATTTTGAACTAATAGGTTGGGACTTTGTTTCCAATCCATCTACACATGGTGCATTTATGACTCCAATGAACGAATCAGTAGTAAAGAATATTGGTACTGATGTTTGTGGAGATTTTTGTAAAGCACAAAACTTAATGAGAGAAATTATAACGGAACTAGCATAATGAGTAAGAAAAACTTTGACATATACGATTACGTTCACAACAATAAATTTGAATTAAAGGTTGAGAACAAAAAAGAAACTAATGTATTTAAAGGATATAATGATATTAGAAAAACTAACATTAACGAAGTAAAAATTGTTGATGGTAAGTTTTCATTATCAGAATCCATTGAAGCTAATAAACCTCTAACGAATGAAGTTAAGAAACATTTCTTAGAAATCATTTCTACTTATAAAACATTCCAAGAACAAATGAATATACAATCTGATATTGTTCAAGTTGCAGAAACTTTAGGTGGTGTTGTTGAGGCAGCAAAAACTTTGACTCTTTCTGAAGCTGGTGATTGGTTTGATACCGTAACCATCAAAAGAAATATGAGTGAGTTAGATAAATTAGATAAGTCATTTGATAAAGTTGCATCTGAGGCAAGAGCATTAGATGAAAGGTTACATTCATTGTATGAAGATATGGGACATATTTTAGGTAGATATTATGAAATATCTGATATTGACCCAGATACTATGAAAAAAAGACTTGGAGAAAAAAGGTAATATTATGATTAAATTAAAAAACTTATTATCGGAAGATTTAATTACCGAAGGAACTCGTTCACAGATTGGTGTAATTGATAGAAGCGGAAATATTGTTTCTACTTATGTACATTACGATGGTTATCCTGATGGGGTAGGTAAAATTGCAAAAAATTATTATGGTGGTGGTAAAATCAAACAACTACTTAAAGTTGATAAAGGTGGTGGTATTTCTTCATTAAATAAAAAAATGGATGGTGGTGAAGACCACACATTCCAAACCCCAGGCAAAGACCAAACTATTTTCTATGGTAGAGATAGAGGTGAAAAGGGTGGAAAATTTACGAAAGGTAAATTTGATAAAGTTTCTGACTATATTAAAAATGCTGGTAATCAATCTGGTGCTGAATATGTTTACCTTTACAATGAAAAAGATAAAAAATGGTATTTCGCAGATACCTACAAAGATAAAGAATTAAAATTGTTATAAGACTATGCCCGCACAATCACAACAACAACAAAAGTTATTTGGATTGGCATTAGCATTCAAACGAGGTGAAATACCAGCCTCAGAGGTTTCAGATGAAATAAAAGGAATAGCTGATAGAATGAGTGAAAAGGAGATTGAAGATTTTGCAGCAACGAAACATAAAGGATTACCAAAGATGAAAGAACAACTTAGAAAAATCGTAAGAGAGATAATGAGAGAAAAAGTTATTTCTGAAATGAATGAAGAATCAGTAAATGAATCTACTGATTGTGGTTGTGGGTGTGCTGGAACTACTCCAGGTGGATGTGGTGGTAAATCAATAACCGAAGTAATCAAAGGTAGAAACAACAAAACTGGTGAATCATTTGGAATGGTTATCGGTTCTGATAAACAAGGTAACAATGGATACGAACTTAACGTAAGAAAAACTTACAATTCAAGAATAAGTGCATATGGATTTATTTTTGATAAAGATTCCAACCTAATTGATATTCGTGATTATGGATATTCACTCGATGGTAAGTTTCCTGATATGAAAGGTCATGCAAGTTCAAAATCGGTAAGACCTAATGGAAGAGAAACTATTATTCAGATAGCTAAAATCACTTCTCCTGCATTTGCTAAGAAGATTGTTCAGCATGTTCAAAAAAATAATAAATAAGGAAAAAACAATATGAAACTAAAAGACATAATGAAAGAACAAGTTTCTGAATTAACAGATGCTCAGAAAAAATTACCACCAGCACTTCAAAAAGCAATAGAGAAAAAAGATGGTAAGGATGAATCTACTGATGATGAAAAAGAATCAGTAAACGAAGACCAATGGGAAAATACCAGAATACAATCAAAAAACATTTTCAGAATGTTAAAACAAAAATACAACAATAATATTCCAAAAATGGAAAAGGGATTGGAGACTATTTTGAAACAAAACAAAACTAAAAATGACCAAGGCGAAATAGTTAGACAAGAATTTAAGAAATATTTCAAAATTAAAGAATCAATCATCAAAGAAGGATTTTCTACATGGGAAGTAATATTTGATAATATGAATCTAAGTGGTGTAAAACTATCTAAAAAAAATAAATACACTATTAAAGCAAGAAACACTGTTGAAGCAATAAAGAAGGCTGCTAAGATGGCTGGTGTTAAAGATGGTCAGTGGATTGCAACAAAAACTCATTCTGTTATTAAAAAAGGATAATAAAAACTTATATTTTCTTTAGTTTTTTATGTTTTTATAAATTTTTATATATTTATTCCTATAATAACCCACAATCTATGTGGGTTCTGTTGGTTAATGAATACTCGCGTATAATGTGAAGTGACCGAACAACCAAATTACACTATTCTATATTGAGGTTCCTCAAATAACTTCAGCAAATTAAAAAAAGTAAAAGTAAAATGGCAAATTCAAAATTGTTAAAAGAAGCAATTGCCGATGCTAAAGCTGTAAGAGAAACTGCAATCGCTAACGCTAAGATTGCACTTGAGGAAGCATTTACTCCAAGATTACAATCAATCCTATCAAAGAAGCTACAAGCTGAAATGGAAGGTGATGATGAAGAAATCGAAGAGGAATTAGATTCAAGTGATATTGGTGATGGTGATGAAGAGACTCCAGTTGAACCATCAGCAGACGCTTCAGACGCACACACCGAACTTGGACCTGAATCTGAAGAAGAAACTGCAGAAGTAGGTGATGAGTTGGAAGAAGGTGACCACTCTGAAGAAGAAGTATCTGAAGAAGAAGTGGATGGAGTTGGATATGATGACCCAACTAACGCTGATGACGCTGAAATTTCTGAAGAAGAAGGAGAAGAAGAAATTCACTCTGAAGAAGAAGAAATTGAAGAAGATGATGAGTTAGATTTAGAGTCTATCATTAGAGAACTTGAAATGGGTATGGAAGATGATGAAGAAGTTTCTGAAGAAGAAGAAGAAATTCACTCTGAAGAAGAATCTGAAGAAGAAGTACCTAGTGAGGAAGAAGTTAAAGAAGAAGAAGAAGAAGAAGTGCATTCTGAAGATTCTCACGAAGGTGAAGAAGAAGAAGAAGACATGGATGATGAAATCGACTTAGATGAAATCCTTAGAGAAATGGGATACGGAAATGATGTAAATGAAGAATCTGAAGAAGAAGAAATTCACTCTGAAGAAGAAGACATGGAAGAAAAGTACGAAGAACTTGGAAAAGACTTAGAAGAAGCATATGCTACTATTAAGACTCTACAAGGTACTATCAATGAAGTAAACCTTCTCAACGCAAAATTATTATACGCTAACAAGTTGTTTAGAGGATACTCGTTAACAAACGAGCAAAAATCTAAAGTTGTAGAAAACTTAGACAGAACAACATCTGTTAGAGAAGTAAAATTAGTTTACGCTACGTTAGCAGAATCTATGAATTTTACAGGAACTGAGAAAAGAACTAAGAAAGTAGTATCGGAAGGTGCTTCTAAACCAGTTGCTTCAACTGCTCCAGTAAAAAACATTATTTCTGAGAACACAAATGCATTAGCTGAAAGATTCAAACAATTAGCTAATATCAAATAATTAACTAACATTAAAAAGGAAAAATAAAATGGCAAATTTTGATTTATCTAAACTAATGGAAGGCAAGACCCCGCAGTCGGTAATGTTGAATGAAACAAGACAACTGAAATCTAAGTGGGAAAACACTGGTCTTTTAGAAGGTTTAGGACAAAAAGAACAAGGCTCAATGGCCGTTCTTTTAGAAAACCAAGCAAAACAATTGCTTGATGAGGCATCACAAACTGGTGTCGCAAGTAACTCTGAAGAGTGGAGCGGTGTTGCTCTACCTTTAGTAAGAAGAATCTTTGGTGAGATTGCTTCTAAAGAATTCGTTTCAGTACAACCAATGAACTTACCTTCAGGTCTAATTTTTTACTTAGACTTTAAGTATGGTTCTGCTAATGGTGGAAAATCATCAGGTGGTTCACTATTTGGTGGTTCTGGTGCTGACTTAGGTTCAACTGATGTTGCACAAGGTGGTCTTTACGGGTCAGGTTCTTATGGATACTCTGTAAATGAGTACACTGCTTCAGTTGCAACTGGTGCTCAGACTTGGGCTTCTGCTTCTTGGGCTGATGTAGGATTTGACGCAGTACTTTCTGCTTCAGTTGCTGCAGGTGATGTTCAAAAAGTAACTTTCGCTAAAACTGAATTAGACAACGCTGATTTAGATGCAGTAAGAAGTTTCAGAATTTCTGGTACTGACATTACTAATGATGTAAACTTTAGTCAATTCAACTCTCAAGATGGAACAAACATTACTGCGTTTGTATTCTCTCAAGTAGCTGTTGACCAAAACGCTATTTCAGTAAACTATTCAAGAGTACCTGCTGATTACGATAGAGGTGACTTCGAAGCTGGTAAACCTCAAAAAGGTGCTACTATCGATGCTGATATCGCAATTCCAGAAGTAGACTTAGAATTGAAGTCTGAAGCAATCGTTGCTAAGACTAGAAAACTAAAGGCTGTGTGGACTCCTGAGTTGGCACAAGACCTTAACGCTTACCACTCAATCGATGCTGAAGCTGAATTAACTTCTATGTTATCTGATTACATCTCATTAGAGATTGACTTAGAAATCTTAGATATGTTAGCTTCTAACGCATTGACTACTGAGTACTGGTCAGCAACAATTGGTGAAGAGTATGTAAACTCTGCATGGACTGCTGCAACTGCAGGACAAGCTTATCAGAAAAATACTTGGTTCCAAACTTTAGGAACTAAGATTAACAAAGTTTCTAATAAGATTCACCAATTAACATTAAGAGGTGGTGCTAACTTTGTAGTAGCTTCTCCTGATGTGTGTACTATTCTAGAATCAATCCCAGGATTTACAGTTTCTGCTGATAAAGATGCAATGTCTTTCGCAGCTGGTGTAACTACTGTTGGTTCTCTAGCAAATAGATATACTGTGTACAAAAACCCTTACATGAATTCAAATGAAATCTTGTTAGGATTTAGAGGTTCAAACTTCCTAGAAACAGGAGCAGTTTACGCACCTTATGTACCATTAATCATGACTCCATTAGTGTATGACCCAACTAACTTCACTCCAAGAAGAGGAGTTATGACAAGATACGCTAAGAAGATGGTTAGACCAGAATTCTATGGTAAGATTTATGTTAAAGATTTAGCATCTATCTAATCTTAGTTAGTTCTTAAATTAAATTAGAGGGGTTCGAAAGTTCCCCTCTTTTTTTTGCCTTTTTGAAAAACACTATTCTTATATTTTTTTATATTTATAGATACTATACTAAAGAGAGGAATAATTTATGGCAGTAGAATACATATACCCTGGTTCATCATCATTTGCTACGGGTTCAACTCCTTTTGGTACTTATGATAGTGATTATGAGTTCCAAACCGATGCACCTAAGATAGCTAATTGGTGTGCAAAAAGATTAGGATATCCGGTACAAAACGTAGAATTGGTTGATGAAAGTTTATTTGCTTGTTTTGAAGAAGCAACTTCAGAATATGCTTCACAAGTAAATCAGTTTAATATTAGAAATAACTTAGATACATTAAAAGGAAACCCAACCGGTACAAATTATAGTGGAAAGTTGGTACAAGGTTCATTTTTACCAACAGTTATAGGTATATCAGACGCATATGGGACTCTGGCGGGTGTTGGTGGTGCAACTGATGTAAACAGTGGTTCTATTGATTTAGAAATAGGTAAACAAAAATATGACTTAAATGAATTGTTTGCTAGTTCTTCGGAAGGTGGTAAACGAATTGATGTAGTAAAGGTATTTCACGAAACAACACCAGCAATTAATAGATTCTTCGACCCTTATTCAGTAAGTGGTCAAGGAACACTTAACTTAATTGATGAATTTGGATTTGGTTCATTCTCACCAGCAGCACAATTCGTATTGATGCCTGTCTTTGAGGATATGTTAAGAATTCAAGCAATTGAGTTTAATGACCAATTTAGAAAATCTGCTCACTCTTTTAATATAACAAATAATAAATTACAAATTTTTCCTATTCCAACTTCAACTGGTAAATTATGGTTTGAGTATTTTGTAAGAGATGAATTTGTTCAAAACTCAACAAACGTAACTGAAGATGTAGTTTCTGATTACTCAAATATTGGATATGATTTCATCCCATATACTTCTATAAATGATGTTGGTAAACAATGGATTAGAAAATATTCACTTGCTCTTGCTAAAGAACTATTAGGAGCAATCAGAGAAAAATATAGTTCAGTACCTATTCCTGGTTCCGAAATATCGTTGGATGGAGCAGCATTAAGAGCTGAGGCTCAAACTGAAAAAGACGCTTTGATTGAACAACTCAGAGAAAACTTAGAAGAGTTAAGTAGAAAAAATCAGTTTGAAATTAGAAATAACGAATCTAATTATCAGCAAGAAATGTTACGAAAAGTTCCACTAACGATATACACTGGATAAAATGCCAAGATTTGCATTAGATAGAGACATAAGATTCTTTGAATCTATTTCAAAGGAATTAGTAGATACTGTAATTGAAACAACAGTAGTTCTATTCAAACTTGCTATTGAAGATATTTCAACAAATCTTTATGGAGAATCCTTAAATAAATCTTATTATCAAGGTACTGAATGTAGTGCAGTTATTGAAAGAGATGATACTTCGGTTTCATATGAAGGATTTGGTTCAGATAGTGGACAAAACGTAGAATTTAGATTTAATCGAATTACATTAAAAGGAAAAGAATTCTATCCAGAGATTGGAGATATTATTATGCACAATGATGCATATTTTGAAATCGATAATGTGAGAGAGGACCAATTAATTGGTGGGCAGAGTGGAGAGAAATTCTCAATCATTTGTTCAACATTTATGACTAGAAGAAGTTCTATTCAAACTGAAATGCGAATTATCTAATGAATAAAAAAGAAACAAATAGAGCATTACAGAGGGGTATAAAACCTGAATACACTAAAGGTGTAAAACTTTTGGATGTAGATACTGCTATAGCAGAATATATGGTACATACTGTGATACCTGATGTTGAAGAAAATGGAAATCAAGTTAAAGTTCCTTTATTGTATGGTAATGCTGAACGATGGAATAATGCTAGACAAAAGGGATATCTGAGAGACCAAAGAGGTAAGATTCAAATTCCTTTAGTAATGTTCAAAAGAAACTCTATTGAAAGGGATGGAAATCTTTCTCAATTCAAAGATGTAAATACACTCCCTGCATATAAAAAATATTCTTCAAAAAATAAATATGAAAGGTTTAGTTTACAATCAAACGCAAGACCACCCATAGAACAATATGAAGTTTCGGTACCTGATTATGTAACTGTATCGTATGAGGTAATGATTTGGACATCGTTTACCGAACATATGAATACCATAGTTGAACAATTTCAATATGCAACTGATAGGTATTGGGGTAAGGAGAATGGATTCAAATTTAGGACTCGTATTGATTCGTTTGATAATCAACAAGAAGTAGGAGAAGGTTCGGAAAGAATTATTAGAACTTCATTTACGATGGCAGTAAATGCATATTTACTTCCAGAAACATATGATGAAAAACCAACTGTTAAAAAATCATTTACACCTAAACGAGTTGTTTGGGGTGTTGAAACTGATTTGAGTGGTTTAACATTTACGAATCCAAATATTATAAATGAATATCAAAATGTATTAGATTTTGTCACTATACGAAGTTCTCAACGAGCTGAGTTTGTAAGTGCAAATCAAGTTAAATTAACAAATGTAAGACAACCTGTTTTACCACCTGAGTTAATTGGTTCTTTTGATACAGTTAATTGGTATAGAATCTATATTAATTCAGAGTTCAAACCAGCATCAATTTATTCTTATTCATTTAACGGTGCAACAAATGAAATAACATTTGTATTTTCTGGTCTTGGTTTTAATTTAGATGCAAACGATGAAGTAGATATTGTTGGTAAATTTGAACAATTATGAGTAGTATAAAGACTATAAAAAATATAATGAAAGAGGTTAATGAACCCAATGAGTTCGATATGGAAGAATACAATGGTACTCATCCACTATATTGGATATGGAGAGTTCAAAATTGTAGATTAAAAACTTTAGATAGTAGAGTTTCTGATAAAAGAAAAACTGAACATCGTTTTGATGTTTTTATTTGGGGAGGTTATATTTCTCAAAGAGATTATAAATACAAACAAGTTGGAAATGATTTTCATATAAAATTTATTCGTGCAAACTTTCCATCTATAATTGAAAATCCAAATGACCCAAACTTTGGTCAAGCATGGCAAATTGAATCTAGTGATAAAATTAAAATAGAAGGTGATTTAGAACAAGTTAACTAATGGCAAGAAAAAGACCACATATTGAATTAGGTAATATTGAAAAGAAAAGAGATAGAAAATCTTTTAGAACTTTTGTATTGGATGTAATAAAAGATACATTCATAAGTGAGTTTATTCCAACATCAATATCCTTATCGGGTGAATTGTTTACGGTTGAATTAGGACCAGTTGATAACTCAAGTCCTGGTGATGGAGATTACGCAGATTATGGGGACATAAAAGGATACAGATTTGTTTATGAAGATTTAGTCGTAGATGATGTGAAAGATTACATTGATGTATATTTATATGGAGTAAAGCAGACGGGAGATAGATACATTGTTAAAATATTCAATTCTATTGGTGGTGAAATAACTACTGGTAATTTGATGAACGGGGTATCAATCAAAATCATTTTTAACCAAAGTATAACCAGAGTACCAAATGATGTGGTAAGGACTGACTTTGAGATTAAAGGTAAAATTGTAGAAATTAAGTAATGGCTAGATTAATACCACAAAAGCAGATAGAAGAAATAAATGAGTTTAGGGATTCGATATCCGTAAATAACTCTGTATTTATTTCTGGTTCACTTTTAGTATCTCAATCAATTAACATTGGGTCTAATCCAGACACACCACAAAGAATAACAGGTTCGGTTGAAATTACTGGTTCACTTGAACTAGATGGTCAATTATCATTTAAGGATGCACAAAGTAGATTAGATGCAACCGCATCATTTTCTGATATATCTGTTGATACACAAAAGTTTGGTGGAATTTCAGTAAAAGACTTTGGTGGTAGTGACGCAACAATTTATGTATCTGCTACAAGAGGTAGTGATGATAATGATGGTCGTTCACCACAGTTTCCATTAAAAACAATTGGTAAAGCAGCAGAAATCGCAACACCAGGTAACGATGGTAGATTCGGATTACCAACTGGTTCAAACTTTAGTGGTTTCCGAATTGATGTTGATACTGGTACTTACTTAGAAGATAACCCAATTGAACTTCCAAGAAACACAACTGTTTGGGGAAGTGGTTTAAGGGTAACAAAAATTATTGCTAAAAACGAAAATGAAGATTTATTTTGGGTAAATAGTGGGTGTTATCTAGCAGAGATGACTTTTGGTGGTTTACGAGTATTCCCATCGGTAGATGTATCAGCAAAAGGATTTGCTGTTGCATTTGCACCAAACGCATTTATTACAACATCTCCTTATGTTCAAAACTGTTCGATGATTTCGAACCAAGAAAATTCATTTTTAGAAGCATATGAAGAAATTCCACCTGGTGGTGGGGGATTAAATGTAGATGGTAATAGAATCCATCCAGATTCTCCACTTGCATCTATGGTACTTGATGCATATACACAGGTTGCACCAAATGGTGTGGGTTGTCAAGTTGTGGGTAGAGGATTCATTCAGTTGGTATCATTCTTTACAAACTTCTCCGCATACTCAGTAAAAGTAATTGATGGTGGACAAGCAGTACTTCTAAACTCAAACACATCGTTTGGTGATTTTGGTATGTACGCATCTGGTTCTCGATTTATTACTGGTAGTGGTGGTAACCAAAACGCATTTATAAACGTACAAAATAATTATTCAATTATTGTAGACACTATTGAAGATGGTCTTTCTGCAATACCACCTTTGGTAACAAATACCGAAAATGGATATAGAGCAACAGACCCTAATATAATTCCTCAATACTTTACCTCAGCAGATTCAAGTGCAGAAGTTGCAGAAATTGCAAAATCTGATTTTAGATTAGTAACATCTGTAATTGAAAATGGTGATACGAATGAAGTTGCTTTGGTAGCAAAAAGTAGTACAACTGGATATTCATCTGCATCGGTTTATAATATTAGTGGTGATTCACAAATTACATCTTCATTAACTGCGTCTTCTGGTGATATAACAACTATTGACACAAACTATACAATTTTATTAGATATAATTGATAGAGGAAATGTAGCAACATCATCATATACCCAAGTCGAAAATACAAACGCATCAATTTTTGTTGGTAATGTAGACCAATATAGTAGTGGTATTTCTGCAACATCAACAACACAAGAAATAATTGGTGATAGATTTGATGAGGTTATTGATATTATAACAAATGGACCTAAATTCGCAGATACACTAATAACAAATACATCTGCAAGTTTCAAATTTTCTAATCAAACACGATATCAAACAGATATAGTTTCATCTGATGAACTTGTTCAAAGTGTTAGTGAATCAATATCTATTGTGTATAATATTTTAGACAATGGAACAGGTTCAAATATCGTACCTGACATCATACAAAGTAGTTCGGTAGCAAACCCAACCATTGAATATCAGAACGCATATGAGTTATTGATTAACAATATACCTTTTATACAAGATGAAACTATTGAATACCTATCTTCTTCTTGGAGTGAGTTTGAATACAATCAAGAAACTTGTAAAAGAGATGTTGGATTTATTGTAAGTGGTGCAGCACATGATTTATTATATGGTGGTAACGAAGAGTCTGTAAGAAATGGTATTTTTTACTATGAGTATCCATCAGATGCTACAACAACTCAAAAAGACCCAACTTTAACAGCAATTAAATACGTTAGAGGTCTTACTGAAAATGTATTAAAGAATAGAACATTTAGAGACACAAATTCTGACATTGATAATGGGTATGATGTTTTATTTAATAATAAAGATTTTATTAGAGAAGAAACAATTTCGTATCTATCATCTTCTTGGTCAACCTTTGATTACAATGAAGCAAAGTGTAGAAGAGATTTAGGATACATAATTGACGCAGTTGGAACTGACTTATTGTATGATGGTAATGAAAGAACATTAGAGGCAGGAAACTTCTATTACAAATATCCATCATTAGCAACAGTTGATAATGGAACAACTGGTCAAAAACAACAAACAATAGATGGTATTAAGTATGCTAAAAGATTGTCACAAAAATTGGTTAACGATGACACATTCGTAACATCATCGGTATCAATACAATCGGCAGTTGATTTAGCAAGAAAAAATCGTTCCTTAATACAAAACGAAACGATTACATATATAAACACAAAATATCCAACATTTTCTTACAACGAATCAAAGTGTAGAAGAGATACTGGATATATTATTGATAATGTAATAACTGATTTATTATATGGTGGTAATGAAAGAAGTGAGTTAGCAGGATTATATTATTACTTATATCCATCAATTGCTAATACAACTCAGTTAGAAGAAACATTAGAGGGTATTAGATACTCTCAAGGGTTTTTAAGACAAATAGTATTATCGAATAATATTAGTACACCACAGATTGTTCTAAACACCGATGGTAATATAAGAGTAACATCATATACACCAACAACGAGTTCAGTTAGTGGTGGAGAAACAGAAATACAAATAGTATCTCAGTCATTTGGTATTATTGAAGATATTATAAGATATGGTGACACTAATGTGTTGGGTGCTATAGCAGCAAATTCAAGTGATATTGATTGGACTACAACCAATCCCATAAACACAAGTGGTAGAAATCAAATAACTAGTAGTACAAGTTTTGATAACGTATATACTGAAAGTATTTCAAGTAACTATGAAACTGTAATAAAAATAATTGAAAGTGGTTCATCCATAGTTACTGAAGAAACAGTAGGAACAGATTCAAAGGGTAGTCCTATATCAACAGTTGGTATACCAAAAGATTCTTATGGAGATAATTTGGTAAAAACTGTAATAGGTGTAGATATACCTAATGATATTACTATTGTAAAAAATACTGATGGAAATATTAAATTTAATAATAACTCACAATACACAGCATCAGTAACGGCATCTTCAACAGAAATTAATAAAGTCTCATCTTCATTTGCTAGTATTTCTGATATAATAGAATTTGGAATAACTGGAAGTTCTTTACTAAGTGGTTCATCAACTGCTTCAACTTATTTTGAAGTGGTTACCTTAGATAGTAACTACAATGCATTTTATTTTAATAAAAATCAATTATCAAGTTTTGATGACATTGATGGAGAAAACTTACCAGAAGATAGTGGTTCTTATGATGATGGAATTAAAGACCCAACACTTACTCTAAAAAGAGGAGAACTATATACTTTCTCTGTTAACTCTCTAAATATAGTAGATGGTGGAAGTATAAATCCAGATGAAAGACAACCTTTCTATATTAAAACACAAAGAAAATCTGGTACTGAATTTCAATATACAAGTGGTATAACAAACAATGGAACTACTTTTGGAACATTAACATTTATTGTACCATTTGATGCACCTGATAGATTATTCTATGTGAATGGAAACAATGTTTCATCTAGTGGTATTATTAACATCGTAGACACTTTACCACTATCAGACACTCAAAGATATATAGATGTACCTTCTAAGGGTGAAATAGAGGTTGTATACAACACGATAGACAATATTAAGGTAACAAACAATAGTCAGTTTAGTTCATCGTTATCGGCGTCTGTAAATGATACACATAATGTAAGTTCATCATTCGCAACCGTAATTGATATTTTAGAAAATGGTTTAGATAACTTACCAACGGTTGTTGGTAATATTACTGGTTCTATTAAAAAGAGTAATATTTCACAATACACATCTTCAACTGATGCAACTGATGGAATTAGAAATATTGTAACATCTTCTTTTGATACAATAATTAATATATTGGAAAATGGAGTAGGTTCATTTACACCAACAACGGCAACTTATGACCCATCAAATGGAAACTTTGTAATGACAATTCCAAACCATGGTTTATCTGTTGGAACTGATATACATCTTAATTCAGAATCGTTTGTATTCACTTGTGATATGGATGGTAACAAAACCGAACATAAATTACCATCAGTTGGTCAACCTGCTTACAATAATAAATTAGAGATATTATCAACAACAACAAATACTATAACTGTAAACGTTGGTAAATCAGGTCCGAATATTGAATGGACTCCATCCAACGCAACTTATGACCCTGCAACTGGTAATTTCGTAATCACAACTGGAACTCACACATTAAGTGTTGGGGAAGGTATCGTATTAGATACTGGTTCATTCGCATTTACTTGTGAAATGGACAATGACCAATCTACTAAATCTTATCCTAGATTTGGAATTGACCCATACGCTGGTCGTTCAATGATTATAACGGATGTTACTGATACAACAATGACTGTTAATGTTGGTGCTTCTGGACCAAATAAATACTTTACTCCTTCTGATGTAAATTACAACGCATTGAGTGGAGATATGGTAGTTACAGTTGGTCAACATGGATTAGGTGTAAATAGAAGTGTAGTATTAGAAAATGAATCTTTTGCTTTCACTTGTGACCAAGATGGAGATTCAACTACACATTCTTACCCAAGAAGTGGTTCTGACCCATACGCCGAACAATCGATACCAATCACATCAGTTGGAACAACATCACATACAGTAACTAACGCACCTTATAATGCATCAACTGGTGATGTAACTATTACAATAACTAATCATGGGTTCTCTAATGGGGATTACATAAAATTAGATGATAACTCTCTAACTTATACTTGTGTATTGGATGGTGATACTGTTGAAAAATCATATCCAAGACCTGGTTATGATTATCCTTCTGGAAGATGGTTAGAGTTATCAAACGTAACAACTGATACATTTGATATTAATATAGGTTCTTCATCTTACACAAACACGCATACATTTATATCAGCAACTTCTGATGGATTAAAGAGACAAGATGGTACATTTACAATCAATGTAGGAGATGGTGGAAGTGCAAGTGGTTCAATACACACATTTGTATCAGCATCAAACAATGCTATAAAACACGAACCACAAACGGTTCACACATTCGTATCAGCATCAAATGGAGCAGTAAAACATTTACCACAATCAGTTCATACTTTTGTTAGAACAGATGAAAATTCAGTAAATATTTTACCTATATTAGATGACAATATTTCGGATTTAATTAAAGTAACTTCTACAAATCAAGTTACCTCATCTATATCAGCAACTAATACTGAAGTTGAATTAGTTAGTTCATCTTATGCAACAATCATTGATGTTCTAAAAAATGGTACAAGTGTATTACCAACCGAAATTCTTAACACATCAGCAAGTATTAAAGTAACTGATACAAACATTTATCAAAATGTTTCAATGAGTGTTAGTAATACTGAAATTGAAAAAGTAAGTTCTTCATTTGCAATTGTATTAGATATAGTTGAAAACGGAACTGGTAGTATTCCTACAATTGTTGAAAATGTAAACGAAAATATTAAAGTTGGAAATGTAGGTCAATATATTTCATCATCTTATAGTGGTTCACTTGAAGATGTTGATTTTGTATCTTCTTCATTTGCAATAGTAACAAGTATTATTACTAATGGATTAAATTCTGCACCAACTCTTGTTGATTATACAACAAGATTGACAACTGAAAATGCAATTGCATCATATGAAATTATAAAAGAAAATATTGATTTTATTCAAGAAGAAACAATTACATATCTAAGTTCATCTTGGTCTACCGCATCTTATGATGAAGAAAAGTGTAGAAGAGATGTTGGATTTATTGTAAGTGGTGCGGCAGAGGATTTAATATACAATGCAAACTCTGCATCGGTTGTTAATGGTAGATTCTATTTTGAAAACCCATCACTTGCAGAAACATCACAAATAAATCAAACTTTAGATGGTATCAATTATGCAAGTAGATTGGCACAAAAACTTATTCAGAACATTGAATTTGTAACTGCATCACAAGAAAGATTAGATACACAAACTTTATTAACTGAAAACACAGAGTTTATTCAGAATGAAACAATTTCTTATTTAAGTTCTTCGTGGTCTACATTTGATTATGTTGAAATTACTTGTAAGAGAGATGTTGGTCACATTATAGATGCTGTAAAAACTGATGTAGTTTATGGTGGTAATGAACGAAGTGTAAATGCTGGTGAGTTCTACTATCTATATCCATCATCTGCAACTGGTTCTCAATTACAACAAACACTCGATGGTATTGATTATGCAAGAAGATTAGCAGATAAAGTAATACAACAAACTACTTTTGTAACTGCATCAAATGAGGTATCTACATCTCATCAATTATTAAGAGATAACAAACAATTTATTCAAGATGAAACTATTGAGTATATCTCTGCAAGTTGGTCTGAATTTGATTATGTAGAATCCACTTGTAAAAGAGATGTGGGATACATCATAGATGCTGTTGCTACTGATGTTCTTTATGGTGGTAATGAAAGAACCATAGAGGCAGCAGACTACTATTTCAGATACCCATCTGATGCTACTGGTTCTCAACTTTCTCAAACAGTTGACGCAATTAATTACGCAAGAAGATTGTCTGAAAATATTGTAGTAAATACACAATTTGCATCTGCACCATTTAGTAGAACAAATGCATATGATTTAATTTTCCAAAATAGAAACTTAATTCAAACTGAAGTTGTAGAATACATTTCTTCATCTTGGGCAGACTTTGAATATGATGATGTTAAATGTGCAAGAGATGTTGGATATATTTTAGATGCAGTTACTACTGACTTACTTTATGGAGGAAACGAAAGAAGTAGAGTAGCAGGTGAGTTCTACTACCTATATCCTTCAGATGCTACTGGTTCACAACTATCTCAAACAGTTGATGGTGTTAAGTGGGCAAAATCAATGTCTGATAACATTTTACAAAATAAATTATTTGTAACAGCATCAGAACAAAAATTAAGTGTAGCAAGTTTAATAACTGAAAATAAACAACTAATACAAGATGAGACAATTTCTTATCTATCATCTTCTTGGAGTACATTTGATTACAATGAATCTAAATGTAAAAGAGATGTTGGATATATTTTAGACGCAGTTGTAACTGATTTTGTATATGGTGGAAATGAAAGAGCAGTAAATGCTGGTGAATTCTATTATTTATATCCATCTGACGCTACTGGTTCTCAACTATCACAAACATCAGACGGTATATCGTTTGCGTCAAGACTTGTAAATAAATTAATTACTAACACAACTCTAGTAACTGCTTCTTTAGAAAGACAAGCAACATATGACTTATTATTTGAAAATAAATCATTTATCCAAGATGAAGTTATTTCTTATATTTCATCTTCTTGGAGTGGATTTGAGTATATAGAGTCTAAATGTAGAAGAGATACTGGATATATTATTGATGCAGTTGCAACCGATACACTTTATGGTGGTAATGAAAGAAGTGTAACTGCTGGTGAGTTCTATTACTTATTCCCAAGTGAAGCAACTGGTTCTCAATTACAACAAACTGTTGATGGAGTCAGACACGCAGCTGGGGTTGCAGAAAAACTTATTCAGAATACTATATTTACTACTACTTCTTTAGACAAAAAACAATCATATGATTTAATATTAAATAACAAAGATATTATTCAAGATAATGTTATAGACTTTATAGACCAAACATATCCATATTTTACTTATAATAGAGTTAAATGTAGAAGAGACACTGGGTATATTATAGATGCAGTCATAACTGACCTTTTATATGGTGGTAATCAAAGAAGTGTTGTTGCTGGTATTTACTATTATTTATACCCATCTGAAGCAACTACTGTTCAATTAGAAGAAACTATACAAGCAATAAGATATGCAGATTCTGTTAGTAAAAAACTAGTACAAAGTGAACTATTGACTATTCCTTCTATAATAAAAAATAGTGAAAATAATATTAGATTTACTGATACTACACAATACACTAATTCAATAGCAATAAGTGGAAGTTCAGTATCAGAAATTAGTTCTTCATTTGAGTCAGTTATTGGAATTATAACTGATGGTGTAAAATCATTCACTCCAGAAGACGCAACTTATAATCCAGCTAATGGTGATTTTGTAATGACTATTCCAAATCACACATTAACTAAATTAAATGGTTTATACCTAAGACCAGATTCATTCGTATTCACTTGTGATATGGATGGAAATAGGACTGAACATATATTACCATCGGTTGGTCAACCTGCATATAACAATAGATTACCAATAAAATCAACAACAACAAATACTATAACTGTAAACGTTGGTAAATCAGGTCCTAATATAGAATTTAATCCAACTAACGCAACTTATGACCCATCAAATGGTGAGTTTGTAGTTACAGTTGGAACTCATAGTTTAAGTGTTGGAGAGGGTGTTGTTATGTCACCAGAATCATTCGCATTTACTTGTGATATGGACAATGACCAGTCAACTAAATCTTATCCAAGAGAAGGAATCGACCCATTCGCAGTACGTTCAATTCCAATCACATCGGTAACCGATACTACATTAACATTTAATGTTGGTGCATCTGGTCCGAACAAATACTTTACACCAACCGATGCTAATTATAACGCATCAACTGGTGATATGATTGTAACTGTTGGACAACATGGATTGGGTGTTGGTAGAAGTGTGGTATTAGAAGATGAATCATTCGCATTTACTTGTGACCAAGATAATGATGCTACAACTCATTCTTACCCAAGACCAGGTTCAGACCCATATGCAGGAAAATCAATTGTAATTACTTCAGTTGGTACAACTTCTCATAGTGTAACTAATGCACCATATGATTCGGCAACTGGTGATGTTACTATAACAATCGCATCTCATGGGTTCTCAAATGGAGATTACATCAAATTAGATGATAACTCTCTAACTTATACTTGTGTATTAGATGGTAATACAACTACCAAATCTTACCCAAGACCTAATTACGATTATCCAAGTGGAAGATGGTTAGAAATTTCTAATGTAACTACAAATACATTCGATATTAATATAGGTTCTTCACCATATGTAGGTTCACATACATTTGTATCAGCAACTACTAACGGATTAGAAAGACAAGATGGAACGTTTACAATTAATGTAGGTGATGGTGGAAGTGCAAGTGGTTCAATTCATACATTTGTATCTGCATCTAACAATGCAGTAAAACATGAACCTCAATCAGTTCACACTTTCGTATCAGCTTCGAATGGTGCATTAAAACACCTACCTCAATCTAATCATACGTTTAAGAGAGTAGTAAATAATTCAGTTAGTACTTTACCATTTGAAGTAAAAAATATAGACTCAAAAACTAAAGTAAACAATATAGACCAATTTACTTTATCAACAAGTGGTACTTCTACTGAGGTTGGAATTATATCATCAAGTGTTGATTTAATAAATGATGTTATTAGATTCGGAACTGACAAAATTCCATTTACAATAGCAAAACATTTCCAAACATCAGAACTCGATAATCCACAAAATTTAACTACTAGTTCTTATGTAACAGCAAGTGGTACATATAATGTTACTGATGAGTTAGAAATTGTAAGTTCTTCTGTTAAAATTATAAATGATATCATAGAAAATGGTACTGGTTCACTACCTATTCAAATTTCAAATACATCTAACAATATAAAGGTTGGAAATGTAGAACAATTTATTGGAATATATGGTGGTTCATTAACTGAAATTGATTTAGTTAAAGAAAGAGGAAGTATTATAGAAAATGTAGTCCAAAATGGTACAGGTTCTTTACCAAGTTTAGTTAAAACAAATAGTGATATTAATAATTTAATTAAATACACTAATACTAGTCAAACAATTGGAAGTAGTGGTGATAGAGTTCAAGAAAAAATAATTTCTTCATCATTTGGACTTATTGTTGATATACTAAATAATGGAACAAGTTCATTACCAAATCTTGTTGAATATACTGAAACAATTGATGCTCCAAAAAGTGTCAATGCATATAATTTATTAAAAAATAATATTTCATTTATTCAAGATGAAACAATAGCATTCCTTTCTTCATCTTGGGGTGAATTTGATTATAATGAAACAAAATGTAGAAGAGACCTTGGTTTTATTATCAGTGGAGCAGCCGAAGATTTAATTTGGAACGCAAATTCTGCGTCACTTGTTAATGGAGTATATTACTATGAATATCCATCTCAAGCAACTGGTTCTCAATTACAACAAACACTTGATGGTATTATCTACGCAGGTAATATGGCACAAAATATTGTTAGAGGTAGAACTTATGTAACTGCTTCACAAAATGTTTCTGCGTCATTTGAATTATTGAGTAACAATAGAGATTTCATTAAAGAGGAAACAATCGCATTTGTATCCTCATCTTGGAGTGATTTCTATTACTCAGAATCAAAATGTAGAAGAGACACTGGACATATTGTTGATGCTATTGCAACTGACCTTCTTTATGGTGGAAATCAGAGAAGTATTATTGCGGCAGAATATTACTACAAATACCCATCAGCAGCAATCGTTGGTGGTATACCAAGTGAAAACCAACAAAAAGACCCAACTGTAACTGCAATAAATTATATTAAAGGTTTAGTTGGTGAAATTGTAAGTGGTTCTACTTTTGTAACATCAAGTAATGAAGTTGAATACACTTATGATTCAATTAGAGAAAATAGAGAATTTATTCAAAATGAAACAGTTTCATTTATAAATGCTAAATATCCTAACTTAGTCTACAACGAACAAAGTTGTAGTAGAGATACTGGATTCATTGTAGACGCAATCGCAACTGATTTAAGATGGGGTGGTAATCAAAGAAGTATTACTGCTGGTGAATTCTATTATAGATTCCCATCTAAAGCAATTAGTTATCAACTAGATTCAACAGTTGATGGTATTGTTTACATAAAAGATTTAATAGAAAAAATAGCAAATAAAGAAACACTAGAAATACCACAAAGAACACTTAATACAAATTCTAATATTAAGTTCTTTACACACAATCAGTTTACTGGTTCGTTAAGTGGTAGTTTAGAAAATATAGCATTTGTTTCATCTTCAATTGATTTAGTCACTACGATAATCGCAAATGGAACGGGTTCATATGAAACTGCAAGTTTATATGGAGTACGTTCTACTGACCCGTCTACTCTCGCTGCTTACGAGATTATCAAGGAAAATATTGACTTTATCAAAGATGAAACAATTGCTTACTTATCATCTTCTTGGAGTACATCATCGTACAATGAGGAGAAATGTAAACGAGATGTTGGATTTATTATTAGTGGAGCAGCAGAAGACTTAGTTTATAATAGTTATTCTGCATCAATTGTAAATGGTAAATTCTATTACGAATTCCCATCAGAAGCAAATGGTACAGGTTCACAAATAAATCAAACATTAGATGGAATATTCTACGCAAGTAGAATTACACAAAACTTAATTCAGAACACGGAGTTCGTTACGGCATCTTTAGAAGTATCATCTTCTTATAACTTAATAAGAGAAAATAGAGAATTTATTCAAAGTGAATCTATTTCTTACTTATCATCTTCTTGGAGTTCGTTTGATTATAACGAAGAAAAATGTAAGAGAGATATAACTCATATAATTGATGCAGTTTCAACTGATGTTCTTTATGGTGGAAATGAGAGAAGTATTAATGCAGGAAACTTCTACTACAAGTATCCATCATCTGCAACAAACGCACAAGTTGACCCAACAACAACAGGTATTGAGTATGCTGGTGACTTGATGGAAAACTTAGTTCAAAATAATATATTTGTAACTGCTTCTTCTGAAAGAATAGCAGGTAATAAAACATTATTAGAAAATAGAGAATTTATTCAAAATGAGGTTATAGCATATATTTCTTCATCTTGGAGTAATTTTGACTATAATGAAGCAAGTTGTAGTAGAGATACTGGATACATTCTAGATGCTGTTGCTACTGATTTCTTATATGGTGGTAACGAAAGAAGTAGGACTGGAGGAGAATACTACTATTTATACCCATCAGAGGCAACTACAACTCAAGTAAACCAAACAACTGATGGTATTAAATACGCAAGTGGTATATCACAAAAGTTAGTTCAAAATATTGAATTTGTAACTGCTTCTAACGAGGTATCGGCATCTTGGAATTTATTAAGAGATAATAAAGAGTTTATTCAAAACGAAGTTATTGCTTTTGTATCATCTTCTTGGAGTGGTGTTTACTACGATGAAGACAAGTGTAAAAGAGATGTTGGTCATTTAATTGATGCTACTGCTACTGATTTATTCTATGGTGGTAATGAAAGAAGTGTAACCGCAGGTAGTTACTATTGGAGATATCCATCAAGAGCAACTAATAGTGGAGTTCCTTCTGAAGAAAATCAACTAGACCCAACAATTGATGGAGTTAGATATGCAAAAGGATTATCACAAAAGGTAATTCAAAATGTTGAGTTTACAACACCTTCAAATGCAACACTTGTTGGTGCTGAATTATTGATTGGTAATAAAAATCTAATTCAAACAGAAGTTATTACATTCTTATCTTCATCATGGAGTGAGTTTGAATATAATCAATCAAAATGTTTTAGAGATGTTGGATATATAATTGACGCAGTTAGAACTGACATGGTTTATGGTGGTAATGAGAGAAGTTTACAAGCAGGTAGATTCTACTATTACATACCTTCAGTCGCAATAACTGAACAAAAACCTCAAACAATTGATGGTATTGACTTTGCAAAAGGTCTTTCTGAAAATGTGATTCTTAAAAATCAATTAACAAGACCACCATTCAATACAAGAGTATCAGTTGACTTATTAAAGTCAAGTAAAAAAATATTACAAGGTAAGGCAATTTCGTATACAAATGGAGCATTCCCTAACTTTGTTTATAATGAAGAAAAATGTTATAGAGATACTGGTTTCATCTTAGATGCTATCGCAACCGATTTATTCTATGGTGGAAATGAAAGAAGTATCGAAGCAGCAAAATCATACTACAATGGTGTGTATGGTGATGCTTCCGCAGTAGTAAACGAGCAAAAATATGAAACTGCGGATGCTAATAGATTTTTGAGAACTCAATTCCAGAGAATTGTTAGGAACTCTCCATTAGAAAACTTTGGTTCCTTGATAATTACTACTGGACATGATTTCTCATACTCAGGTGCTGGTGTAACTTATAAAGCATTACCTCCTAACCAAGGTGGTGCAGGTATACCAGACCCAGACAAAGAAATAACCGAAATCGGTGGAGGTAGAGTATTCTTTACTTCGGGTAATGAACTTGGTGACTTTAGAATTGGTGCTGGTCTTGTAATTAATCAAGCAACAGGTACTTTACAAGGTCGAACATTCTCTCGTTCATTGTTCTCGTTAGTAACACCATTCTCACTTGCACTACAAGACTAAAAATAAAAAGATATGGCAGATGTATTTGTACCACTTAACGCATTCAAATCAGTAGTAACTTCATTAACTGGGGAGGAAGATATAGTATATACTACTCCTTCAGGAGTTTCTACCATTTTACTTTCAGCACAAATTACTAATCAAAATGTAGCTGAAAATAATAACGTTACAATTAAATTAGATTCGAACAGAGAAATACCAGTACCACAAATTGAAAATATTGAAAATACTGGTAGTTTTATTAGTTCATCACAATTACTTGAGATAAACAGAACTTTCTTAAAAAAAGAATCAGCGGCTTATGCAAACTTCTTAAATAATTTAGAAGATATTCCATTTGCATTTACTTCATCAAAATATGAGACATATGTAGATGAGACATTAACTGCAGTAAGATTTGATATTGAAAATGGTGGTACATTAAAAACTCAAAAAGAAGCATTATCATATTACGATAAAAATGGTGTTAGATTAGATACAGAATTGTTACAAGTAACAGCATCATATAACACGATAAATTATGTAAATACTTTATCAAAACAAATATTAAATAACGAATCGGTTACGGGTTCTATTGAAGTAGATAGATTATATCAGACAACATTTACTCAGTCTTTTGATACAACACTAACCGCAGAATCTGGTTCTCCTGCTATTATAGAAGATTTGCTAGAAGTAATTGCAAATACAAACTTCTTACCAGTGAGAGCACCACAAGAAAAAATAGAATTAGTTAAAGACTTTCCGATACGAAAGGGAGACTCATTTTCACCAATTACCGCAGGTAAGTTGGTTATGGAAGAGGAGTTCTCGTTGGTAGTTTCTGGGTCAACAGACTTAAAAGTTATACTTTCTATACTTGAAAGTGCAAATGAGTAATATTTACTATTATATACTAGGGTAGATGAGTCAATTATTAAGTGGAAAAGTTAGAGTAGTTAAACCGAGTGATGTTTCGGTTGACAGATACGAGTTTTTAGAACTTGCGGAGGTAGAACCTAATTTAGGTGTACCTATTAGTGGGAGTCTGTCATCTGGTTCTATTGCACTTGTAGCATCTGACGCAGATGGTAATAGACTTTTCGTAACTAAAATCCAATTAGAAGAATTAACGGGTTCTTTTAGTGGTTCATTCGCAGGAGATGGTTCTGAATTAAATAATTTACCCGATACCTCATTATTAAGAAGTGGTTCTGCATCTGCATCAATCGCACCAAATACTGGGTTTTTAGTAAACGTATCATCATCGTTTGATGGAGATATGGATGTTAATGGTGATGTTAGAATTACTGGTGATTTATTAGTAGATAATAGAATTGTAGCAAGAGAGATACTTGTTGAAATTATTTCATCATCAATCGTATTCTCTTCTGGTTCAAATCGATTTGGAAACGATGTAACTGATTTACAAGAATTTACAGGTTCAGTATCCATTTCTGGTTCATATGGTCTTAGAGGTGATGCAAATGTAACTGGTTCAGTCTTTGTTACAAATGATATAGAAGTAAATGCAATTTCTGCATCATTCTTTAGTGGTAGTGGTAGGGATTTATTTGATATTCCACAATCAGCACTTTCAGAAGATGCTTCTTTAATCGCAAGTGGAGCAATTACAGCATCGACAGCAGACAATCAATTTAGAGTTACTTCTATTGAAAGTGGTTCACTTTTCTTTGGTGATGTAAAATTAGATAGTGGTTCTGTATTTAGTGGTAGTGGTAGAGACTTATTTGATATTCCAAGAAGTGCATTAACAGAAGATGCACTATTATCATCTTTCATAGCAAGTGGTTCAGTAACCGCATCAGTTAGTCCAGAGTTTGGATTTAGATTAGAAGGTACTGATAGAGCAGAGTTTAGTTCTTCATTGTTTGTAGAAAGTGGAGTATCGGCATCGGTATTTAGTGGTAGTGGTCAAGGACTTTTTGATATTCCTCGTTCAGCATTAACTGAAGATGCTCTAATTACAAATCAAATTACATCTGGTTCGGTAACCGCATCTGTTTCACCTGATACTGGATTTGTAGTAACTTCAGTTGATAGTGGTTCACTTTTTATTGGAGATGTTAAACTACAAAGTGGTTCGGTATTTAGTGGTAGTGGTAGGGATTTATTTAACATACCTCGTTCAGCACTTACTGAAGATGCTTTATTATCTTCATTTATAGTAAGTGGTTCGGTAACTGCATCGGTTTCTCCAAATGAGGGATTCGTAGTAACTTCATTAACTGGTTCAACATTCTTTGGTGAACTTAGAGTTGCAAGTGGTAGTTCATTTAGTGGTAGTGGTGAAAAGTTATTCGATATTCCTCTAGCAGCACTTTCAGATGAAACACAACAAGCAATAAATGCTGCAATTGCGGCAGAAGCAAAAATATTAACAACTGGTTCGGTAACTGCATCAGTTGACCCAAATGATGGATTCATTGTAACATCAGAAGTGAGTGGTTCTACATTTACTGGAGAACTTAGATTAACTTCTGGTTCTGACTTTAGTGGTAGTGGTGCTAAATTATTCAATATACCAAGAACTGCACTTACACAAGATGCACTAATTTCATCATTTATAGCATCAGGTTCTATAACAGCATCAGTAGACCCTAATAGAGGATTTAGAGTAGAAGATTTTGGAACAGGTATATTAGGAACAAGGTCTGAATTTAGTGGTTCTATTTTTGTGTCTCGAAATGCAACAGTAGGTACTGATGTAACAGCAGGTGGTTCAGTTTCTGCATCATTCTTTAGTGGTAGTGGTAGAGATTTATTTGATATACCTTTATCTGCTTTTGCAGAAGAAGTGGTAGCATCAACGAGAATACAACAAGGTAATGTAACTGCATCCGTTTCTAATGAAGACGGTTTCAAAGTAGAGTCAATAGATAGTGGTTCACAATTTACTGGTTCTATTGATGTACTTGGTGGAGTTTCTATTAGTAGTGGTTCGTTCTTTAGTGGTAGTGGTGAACAATTATTCAATATACCAAGAACTGCATTAACAGATGACGCATTAGAATCAAACGAAATAACAAGTGGTTCAGTAACCGCATCAGTTTCACCAAACGATGGTTTTGTTGTAGAGTCAATAGATAGTGGTTCTACTTTCTTTGGTGAAGTTAGAGTACAATCTGGTTCTGCATTTAGTGGTTCTGGTGAAAAACTATTTAACATACCAGCTGCTGCCATAGCAGATTTAGATACATCAAAAATATTTAGTGGTTCGGTAACTGCATCAACATCACCTGATGATGGTTTTGTAGTAACTTCGGTTGATAGTGGTTCTACTTTCTTTGGTGAAGTTAGAGTACAATCTGGTTCTGCATTTAGTGGTTCTGGTGAAAAATTATTCAATATTCCAAGAAATGCACTAACTGAAGATGCATTGGATTCAAATAGAATAATTAGTGGAGCATTTTCTGCTTCAATTGACCCAACAAGTGGATTTACCGTAAACGCAAGTGCATCAATTGATGGTGACTTAGTAGTAGCAGGTGCAATTGTATCAAATGAACTTTATACAAACTATGTAGAAACTACAATAATTTACTCTTCAGGTTCAAACACATTTGGAAAAACTTTAGCAGATAGACAAGAATTTACAGGTTCGGTATTTGTAACAAATTCACTAGATGTTGATGGTATAATTAGTGGAGATGGTCGAGGATTATTTAATATTCCACAAGCAGCACTATCTGATGATTCTCCAAGAATAGCAACAGGTTCGGTAAGTGCTTCTGTATTTGAATATAGAGAGTTTCTCGTTGCTTCATCGGAAGGTTCAGTTCGTTCTATATTTAGTGGTTCGATAGATACTCAAAATTATATTTCTGCATCTCTTTTCCAAGGTGATGGTAGTGGATTATTTAATATTCCACAATCTGCACTTTCAGAAGACGCATCAAGAATCGCATCTGGTTCAGTAACAGCATCGGTTTCTCCTAATGAAGGATTTATTGTAAATGAATTTGGTAGATTTGAAGATGATTTAAGGGTAAGTGGTAGTTTTATAGTATCTGCCTCAAATCAAATAGTTCCTACGGGTTCTTTAGATACTCATTTCTTTGTATACAATGTTGGTAATACTGCGTACTCAATCGATGGTAGATTGAATCCAGATTTAGTATTAGTTAAAAATCTTGCATACGAATTTGAAATATCAGCATCGGGACATCCTTTTTACTTAAAGACCTCAGCAGGAACGGGAACTGGTAACGCACTTCCATTTACAAATAATGGTGGAACGAGTGGTTCTATTTTCTTCTCTGCATCTGCACAAGGTACATACTACTATAATTGTGAGAATCATGCTGAAATGGCAGGAACAATTTATGTTGTAGATGAATATGTACAAAGTGCTTCAATAGAATTATATAACAATACACTAATACAAGGTAATTTAGACTTAAATGGTGATTTAGATGTTCAAGATAATATTTCTTTTGGAAATACAATTAGTGGAGATAAAATTGTAGTAAATGAAGTTAGTGGAGCATTTAGTGGTAGTGGTAGAGATTTATTTGATATCCCTATTTCAGACAATGCAGAGGATTTTCCATTACAAGCATCAATCGCAACAGGTTCGGTAACGGCATCATTAACACCTGACTTCAGATTTGAAGTGAATGCTACTGCATCTATTAGTGGTGGACTAAATGTTGGTGGAAATGTTAAAACTACTGGTTCTTTATTAGTATCTGCATCATTTGAACCATTCGAAGATATTAAAAGTCTAAATGTAGATGTTCAAGATTTTGATGGTAGTAACAAATATGTTATTAATTCAGAAAGACAACCTACATTACAATTCTTAGTTGGTTCAACTTATACATTTTGGCAAACGGGTAGTAATAATGCTACACATGCTTTAAGATTATCAATTACATCGGATGGTACTCACAATAGTGGTAATGTTTACACTGGTAGTGTGGATACTGGTAGTATTAATGCTGGAGATAGTGGTTCAAGAGTAATTATCGATGTTGATTCTAACACACCAACAACACTTTACTATTATTGTATTAATCACTCTGGAATGGGTGGTCAAATTAATGTATTAAGTGAAGAACCGACTAATGCAAATATTGTATTTGATGGTAGAGTTGATATTAGTGATAATGTAACAGTTGAAAAAACATTAAAGGCAGATAAATTAATTGCCAATGAAATTAGTGGTAACTTTAGTGGTTCTGGTAGAAATTTATTTGATATTCCTCGTTCAGCATTTACAGGTGATGCATTTAGAATAGCATCTGGTTCGGTAACTGCATCTGTAACACCCGATGATGGATTTGTAGTTGAATCTGGTGATAGTGGTTCTAGAATAATAGGTAGTCTACAAATAACTGGTTCAGTTAATATTGACACAAACCTAGAAATACAAAATAATTTAGATGTACAAGGTATAAGTACATTACAAACTTTATCTGCACCAAATAGTAATACATTTGGTTCTACAACAGAATCACTACAACAAATAACAGGTTCAGTTGATACGACTGGTTCAATAAATGTAACTGGTTCAATACTTGCAACTGAATTTGTAGGAGATGGTTCTAAACTAACTGGTGTAATTGCAGAAAGAGCACAAGATACTCCATTGATTGTAAGTGGGGGTGTAACTGCATCAGTATCACCAGAATTTGGATTTAGAGTAGAATCTCAAGTAAGTGGTTCTGAGTTTACTGGTTCAATAGATGTAGATGGAGACCTAAAAATTACGGGTATCTATACTGGTGATGGTAGTGGACTTACAAATATTGATATTGCTAACTTAGCAATTGATTCATCTCGTATCTTTACTGGTTCAATAACAGCATCAGTTGACCCTACTGGATTCTTTAGGGTAGAGGGTGAAGGAGTAAATCCAGTAACCTCTGAATTTAGTGGTTCGGTTCTTGTCAGTGGTTCTATGACTGCTACAACATATTTTGGTGATGGTTCAAATCTACAAAATGTTCAAGCAGCAGCAGCACCAAAAATATCAAGTGGTTCGGTAACTGCTTCGGTATCACCTGTATTTGGATTTAGAGTAGAATCTGAAGATAGTGGTTCTGAATTTACTGGTTCTATTAATATTAGTGGGTCAGTATCTGCATCTCTTTATAGGGGTGATGGTAGTGGTTTATTTAATATTCCTGCTGAATCGTTAACTGACTTAGAATTAGATAGAATTAAATCAGGTTCAGCAGAAGCAATCATTGACCCTAATGAAATGAATGTTAATGTCAGATTATCAGCATCAGTATTTGCTGGTGATGGTTCTGAATTATTTAACATTCCTGCAGAATCCTTAACTGATTTACAATTAGATAGAATCACATCTGGTTCTGCATTCGCAATTATATCACCTGACAAAGGTTTAGAAATATTTACACCTGCTGATAAAGTAGACATTACTGCATCACTTAATGTTAGTGGAGGATTAAATGTACAAGATGGAGACTTAATTGTTGATAGTGGTAGTGTAATTTATGGAGATGGTAGTGGACTTAGAAACATTAATATTGCAAATCTAGCATTTGAAACCAACCTACTTCAGAGTGGGGCATTTACTGCAGAAATTTCACCTGACTTTGGATTTGTTGTAAACGCATCTGCATCTATTAGTGGTAATTTAAGTGTTGAAAATACTGTATTTGCTCCAAGATTTGAAGGTGGTTTATTTAGTGGTTCACTTAAAGGCCCTTATGAGGGAGAAGGTGATGCCGAAGATAGAGAAATTTTAATATTTGATAGTGCAAAAAACAAATTTGTTCCTGTACCAGAATCAACACCAACTACAACTGTACCATTTGACAATGTAACTCAAGTTACTGTTATACATAACTTTGATTTAGATTATCCAATTGTACAAGTTTATGAAACTGGTTCTAACGCACAACTAATACCTGCTTCTATTGAATCATTAGATAACAATAGAGTAAAAATTACGTTTAGTACTTTAACGAGTGGACAAGTAGTTGTTGGTAGTGGTGGTTCAAAAATTAGTGGAGCAATCAGTGGTGACAATGTAATAGGAATAGTTCCTTCTGCATCAAGAGCAATAAGTGCTGAAGTATCAGACTTAGCACAAAACGTTGTAGGTTTAGATTCTGCTTCAATCGCAGCAATTCAAGATTTATCAAACTTTATAAGAAATTCACAAACAGCATCGATGACAGTTCTTTCTGCTTCGTATGCGGTAACTGCATCATTTGCACTCAATGGTGGTGGAGGTGGTGGAGGAGGCGAGTCTTCCGAAACTGCATCTTATGTAACTTCATCTAATGTAGATGGTCCATTTGGAATGGATAGTATTCAAAGTTCTTCATACTCAGTTTACGCAGTATCTGCTTCATACGCACTAAACGCAGTATCTGCTGAAGATTATGTAAGAAATGACCAAACTGCATCAATGAGTGTATTAAGTTCATCGTTTGCTCTAACTGCTTCATTCGCATTAAATGGTGGTGGAGGTGGTAGTGGTGATGGATTCCCATTCTCTGGTTCGGCAGAATTAACTGGTAGTTTGAATATATTAGGTGACTTAATTATCAGTGGTGGTGCATTTGTAGAAACTTTACCAGTAGGTAGTTCATCAACAATTGTATCTTATGACCCAACAACTGGTGCATTAGAGCAACAAAGTATAACTATTGCAAGTGGGACATCTGGTACAGCAGGTACAACTGGTAGTGGAGGTTCTTCTGGTTCTAGTGGAAGTAGTGGAACAAGTGGTACCTCGGGAACATCAGGTACAACTGGTTCTGATGGAACTTCTGGAACAAGTGGAACTTCGGGAACGAGTGGTTCAAGTGGTACAACTGGTACTAGTGGGTCTTCTGGTTCAAGTGGTTCTAGTGGAAGT